AGAATATATCCTAAGATACAAAGAAAAAACATAGAATATTTACTATATTAACATTTAATTAACTGTTATAGTTTATATTTTAACTATTCTTTGTGCTTATAGATTAAATTCTATATTCTTTGGGGTTTACTGATTAAATTCTTATCTTTGCACCCATTACTAATATATAATATATTCTATGGATATAAGAAAAAGAATTAAAGAACGTGGTTTTACCATTTCGGAAGTGGCAAAGCGTCTTGATGTCGCTCAACCTACATTAACTCAACAATTAACAGGTAATCCGACTGTAAAGAGATTACAGGAGATAGCCGATATACTCGGTTGTTCCTTGTCGGAATTGGTTGCGGATGATGAAGACAACGGAAAGCTAACCGTCAACTGTCCCCATTGTGGCAAACCGATTATGATTGAGTTGAGGGGAGGTGCGTAGCACCGTGGGGCGCAGCCCCTTATCCCCTCCTTTTTTTGTCCTCTTGTCGGTCTCGCTCCGATATAAGGTCTACCCCTCAAGAGGTTTAAATTGTTAATCACTATGTCATGTGTTCTCTTGCTCCTCGCAAGTGTCTGATGTAAGTATGTCAAAGGTCGCTGTCTTATTAAGACATTGCAAAGATATTAGGTTTGCGACTAATTTCCAAACTTTTACTTAGTTTTCTAACTAATTTAACGTGGATTTAACACAATTAGGTTTTTGTTTAACGGAAATTTATAAAAATAGGTTATTCCCTAATTATTTGGTTGTAATTAAATAATTGCGTATATTTGCGCAAGATATGAATTAAGACATAACCTAACAAATATGTATGACATTAAAAAAGCGATAAAAGCGCACGGATGGACATTAGCTAAGGTGTCCAAAGCCCTTGGTATCGCTCCACCTTCTTTAACACAACAGATAACAGAAAATACTATTGCATTAAGACGAGTGCAGGAGATAGCGGACATTATCGGCTGCCCTCTCTCTGAACTTATAGGTGGTAAGGATAATGATTTTACCGCTTACATAAAGTGCAACGGTATACATTATACTGCCGATTCGCTTGCCGAATTAAATAAAATAGTTGAGGAATTAAATATTATTGCGAAATAAAGAAATTGGATGATATAATATAATTAATTACTTAAAAAATACGCTTTATGTTTATCTTTATTATTTCTATTGTGATTATAGTTCTTCTTGCTGTAATCTTTTTCGTGTCTGCTTCAAGAGATATGGTAAAACAGGCACAAAATGCGAATCCTATAGACAACATCTATTTTGGTGGATTGATGGGGTTTAGACTTGGTGATGGCTACAAGTTTTGTTTGTCAAGATTAAAACATCTAAAATTACCTATCAATAAAAATGATTTTGAAGATGAGGTATACAAAATGGGTCTTTCTTCTTACAGGCATCAGTATGTCGTGTGGGGTAGAAATGAATTTAATAATGTTAAGGATGTAACCTTTGCCTTTAAAGACAAGAGACTTTGCAGCATAACGGTAGATATTGACTATACAAAAGATGGCATAAGAGATATGTACGGAATTTTGGTTAGTCGAATATCAAGAGTTTTGGAAGATGAACCCAAATTTAGTTTAAAAGATTTTACAAGTTGGGATTCTCCTCTTGGTGTTATTTGCTTGGCTGTTTATCAAGAGAAAACAGGAAACGAATTGAATATACAAATATTACCGAAATGAAAGAGAAATTGATTAAAATGCTGTTTGCAGTAGTAAAAGGAATTGCGTGGATTGTCGGTTTGGTCGGTGGCTGCTTGCTTGGCAAGTGGGTTGTTGATTTGATGTTCGGCAAATAATGCGCAGCCTGTGGGGGCGGCTGCTCGCAGCCGTGGGGCGCAGCCCCTTATCCCCACCTCGTTTTTGATGTGTGCTCCCTCTTCCTTAGACAAAGGGCGAAGTAAAGGGCGAAACAAGTAGATACAAGCCAATACAAGAAAAAACAAGCAGAAACAAGGAAAACAAGCACCTTGATTAAGTCAAACGACAAACAAAACGTCCAACACCGAAAAATCAGCGCAAAAACAGCGAAAATCATATAACATTCATGCACGTGCGTACCTTATTATATAAGAAAGCGAAAATTTGAGAAAAATATTGACAGAAGAACAGGAGAAAAGCACGAAAAATCAACGGAAAAACAGAACAATCGGGTTTTGAAAGAAAAATTGCGAAAAATGCTTGTACTCGCCCTCGGAGAGATTTTGACTAACACTTTAAAAATCAAATGGTTGTAAAATCTTTACAAATTATACGGGTTGACGAGCAGTATACAAATCGGGCTTGTTTTTAACGGAAATTAGGGGAAAAAGAGGACAATTTTGGCTCCGACAAAGAAAAATGTTTACAAAGCGGTGAGGGAAACGTGGGTTGGGAGACGAGTTTATGAGGTATTTTTTAGCGTATTTTTGGCGCATTAAGGGCGTAATTAAGGGCGCAATAATGGAATAGAATGCTAAAAAATACAAGATATGAGAGAGATTAATTGGATATGTAGGAGAGAGTTGAGCGTGGCTCCTGTATTAGGAGATAGGCTCAATTGGGTGGCTACGGCTGCTGCACTTGGGCTTGGTGCGCTGTCGGCAGGAACTTCCGTGGCAGGTGGGCTGTTGTCTCGTAATGCGGCAAAAAAGGCGGCAAGACAGGTTAAGTACAGACGCAATGCGGAAAAGGCGTGGTATGACAAGGAGTATAACACGGACTACATTGACACGAAGGCAGGGCAGAATCTGTTGAGAAGAGCGCAAGAGGTGCAAGACAAGTATGTGAAGAAAGCGGACGGTGCAGCTGCCGTGGGCGGTGGTACGGATGCTTCTGTTGCGCTTGCCAAAGAAAATGCTAACAAAGCCATGGGAGATACGATTGCCAACGTTGCTGCGCAAGATACGGCACGTAAGCAGAGAGTAGCTGACCAACATCTTGCTAACACCAATGCTATCTCTGCGCAATCGCAACAGGTGGAGCAGGGTAAAGCGGATGCAACGGCAGGTGCTGCACAGGGTGCCTCGAATGCAGCAGCAAGTGCGGCAATCCTTGTGGGGTCACAACCTAACAAGGCTAATGCGGTGAGTGATAGCAAGTTAGCAGGTAAAGATGCGGCAGTTGGTAACACAGATGTAACACAACAGCCACAAAGCACCTCTTCTCCTGTAGATAATGTGCCTTCGCTTGATGATGCGGTAGGAGTGAGCAGGAGTAAGACGAGGTATCTGTAGCCGTGAGGTGGTGGAGTGGTGAGCGATGTCACGAGGTGGTGATGGCTGACGAGACGGTGAGGCATGAGGCAGGGTGATAGGCGACCCAAAGGGGTACACCCCCTTGACCACCGCTGCGAATTATAGTAGATAAATACATAAATAAAAGCCCGCCACCCCCACCCCCTATCTTCCAAAATCGGTTTTCCGTTTCCGCCCCACCCTAATTTTTTTTGAGAAGTGTCAAAGAAGTTAAAATTAAAAAAGATAGATATGACATTTAAAGAAGCAAAGGATTTATTGAAGAAAGAAGGTTTGCTCGTTAAGGAAGGAAATGGTAAACCTTGTGGTGTTAGTGAATGGTTTGCCGAATACGAGGATTCTGAAATTCGTAAAGCCATGGAGATTGTTTGTTCTTCCGGTTGTATGCTCATGATGGGACCCGATAGTTTTAATGAGCGCAAAGCCAGAATGAAGAAGGAGTATAAAGAGAAGAATAAGCGTGGTGAGAAGCCAAAGGAAAAGAACTATACCATTTACGGTAGAACCTCCCCAAAAGCTGATTTCTTTTACAAATGTTTTTTAAAGGAAGGGAACCCTGCGCTTGAAGAATCAGCAAAGGAGTTCAATGATGCCATGTTGGATGAGTTGCAGGACAGGTTGAAGAGACAGGAGAGTGTTTATGATCGTGTTGTTGAGACTTTGCTTGGCGAGCTGAGCCGTTTGCGTGGTCGCATTAAGGAACTTGATGATTCTTTGTTGGAGAAGGATGAGGTTCTTGATGATGTGATTGAGGAGTTGGCATACAAGGAAAGGCAGTTGTCGGCTGTTCGCGGTGCTGTTGGTTTTGATATTAATATTAAGCGTGGAGAGCTATGATATATCAGGATGTGAATAATAATAATGGCAATAATGGTGTTGTTCAACAGCCAGTTCAGCAGCCTCAGCAGCCTAATAAGGTTGCTATAAGTGAGCCAGCTCCTATGGTGCAGCAGGCAGCACAACAGAGTTTTGCCATGAAAAATTTTTTCAATGGCGACAATAGGTCAGTTGGCAGGTTTGAGAATCCCAATGTTGTGAATCCTCCTTTGGTGAATGCCGGTGAGAGTATTCCTGAGCAGCCGAAGAATCCAGCTCCTGTGACAGATGAGCCTTCTCATGCTCCGAGTTGGGAGGAGATGGATAACATGGCTCAGAACAATGTCAACAATAGCAATGATAATGGTGGTAGTCTTTCTCTTTCGGATGTATTGAAGGGAGGTAGTGGTAATGCAAGCCGTGACGAGAAGTCACAGTTTGTTGCAGAGCCAGAGAAGAAGGATGGTGGTTTCTTCAAGTGGATAAAGGGTCTGTTGCCGAAGAGCCGTCCGGGCATGAAGGAAGGCGAGACAGAGGACGAGTATGACAGACGGAGGACACGTAACATGCAGATGGTGGCTACTCTTGCGGATGCGATACGTCATATCGGCAATATCGTGAATACATCGAAGGGTGCGACACAGCAGAAGTTCAATAGTCCTGTTGAGATGTTGGAGCAGGGTTATCAGACGAGAAAGGCGCAGAGACAGAAGCAAGCAGCGTTGGATGCGGATGCGGCTTATAAGCAAGCGAATTTGAGTTTGAAGAAGATGGCAATGATGGTAGATAAGAATCACAAGGATTTTGAAGAGCGGATGAATTTGGCGAATTACAGATACAAGCAAGGTAGAGATGCTGTTAATGATGCGCATTGGAATCAGAACTTTGACAGGATGGTTGGTAATGACGAGTTTAACCATAAGTTGGCAACAGATAATTTCAATGAGAATAAGCGTCATCATATTGTTTCGGAGAATCAGGGACAGCAACGTTTTAACTTGGCTGCTACAAGAGAGGCAAGGATGGCTACAGATGACGGTAGCGGAAGTGGTGGCGGAAAGGGAAGTTCCAAAAATGATAGGTTCGCTACGCCGGGTGGTTATATGAGCCGTAGGACGAATTTGAGCGGTATAGAGAAGAAGCAGCTTGCGCAGTATCTTATAAGGCATGGGTACATCAATGAGAAGAATCTGGAGTTTTATCGCAACCTTTCTATGTTGGATAATTCTAAAGGTGTTAATGATCTTGTTAATTCTTGGATAGGCTATGCAGCCAATACGAGAGGTGCGAAGGGAATAGCTTTCCGCAACATTTTGAAGAACAATTATGGTTACAGTGAATCGAGCACGGTTCCGAAACTGCCGACGAGACGACAAGTAACAAACAATAAGCAGCCGAAGCCGACGAATAGCAAGAAGAGTGCCGGGAAAGGCTGGGCATCTGGGTTTACATTAAAATAAAAAAAGATAAGAGCAATGGCAATAGACAGAACGAAACTAAAGCAGATACACAATATGTTGGCGCAGAACGGTTTTGCGCAAGACTATGATACGTTTGAGAAGAAGTTTGCGGGTACTGCGAACTATGGTAACCGCAAGGCGGTTTATGACCTTATCACTGAGAATGGTGGTGACATAGGCGGTTCGTATGAGGATTTCATGAAAAGGATTCAATCGAAGCCGAAGCCCAAGCAGCAGTCTACAAAGTCTCAGACCACTTCGCAGAGAGCGATGCAGTTTGGTGGTAGGCAGTTGCCGAAGCCTAAGCATGCTCCGAGTAACGCTTCTCCATTCGTGCAGTCGCTGTATGCGAAGGATATGGCGGAGCGAGGTGAGCAGCAGCCAACGGACTATGTGAGCAAGAGAGAGGACTACACTTCTCCGAAGGCTGTTCAGAACATGAGCAGGAGAAGTCAGATGGCAGGCAGGAATGCGGCTAAGTCGGCTGCAAAGGAGATAGACAAGCAGTATATGCAGTCGCAGCCAGTGATGAATACAGGAACTCCGGCAGATGAGTATGTAGGCAAGACAGAGAGACAGTTGGAGAAGCAGATGAGTGATGCTGCAGACCAATTTGTGAAGAACAATATGAGTAGCTACATTGCAAATGCAGTCTCTGGAGAACAGGATGCAGCCTTGCAGCGAGCACTCAATGCTACAGACAATGTTCCTTCAATGGCAGGATTGGGAGGAATGGGTCTGATGGTAAAAGGCAAGACTTTCAACGAACAGGTAGACCCGGATTTGATGATAAAGAATCTTGAAGGGAACTTGGATAAGAACTTGCATAATATCTTTTCCAATCCGCAGGTTGCACAGAAGATAGAAGCTGATGCAAGGAATCTTGGTGTTTCAGTAGATACATATATCCAACGTATAGTGCCAAGCTTGCGGAATAGTCTTGCCAATGCTCTTAATGAATCGGAATATCAAAGAGCTTTGCCTAAGAATATGCTTGACAATGTAGCAAACAGATTTATCAATTCAAATACGTTGGGCAAGATGATTAGGCTTGCCACACAGACAAGGAGCCAGAGAGTCATGAACGAACAGGCTATGGCAGCAACGGCAGCAGGCGAGAATCCATATTACAAGAGCGGAGCAATAGAAAATGTTACGGCAGATGTTGGCGGTATGGTGCTTGATCCTGTTTTCGGTGGTGCAGCCAAGGGTGGTGCGATGGTAGCAGGCAAGCTGGTGGGCAGTGGTGCGAAAGCGGCAGCAGTAATGGCAAACGGCACGTTGGCTCAGCGTCTTGGCATGCAGGCAGTGCAGACGGTAGTAGGTAGCGGCACAACAGGTTTTCTGTTCGATTCGGCAAGTTCGGTTGTCCAGAACTACTCTACCGGTGAAGACACGTCTTTGGGCAACACGTTGAAGACAGCATTAGTTGGCGGTGCTAAGGGAGCGTTGAATTTCGGCATCATGGGACTGACAGGTCTTCCGCTCAGTCAGCTTGGAAGAGGTGTCGGCATAAAGGCAGGCGGTTCTTTCTGGGGCAATGTAGGACGGGCGACAGGAAAGGTGAGCCTTGAAGCAGGCAAGACCTATATGGAAGGTATGGGAATGTATCTCGGCAGTTATGCTGTGGGCAAGCTTGAAGGAGCTAAGGATGCCAACGGCAAGCCTATAGAGTTTGACTTGTTTGACGGAACGTTGGAGAGTCTTCCTACGGCAATCGGTTTCCGTGTGCAGCATGCACTTGGCGGTTTGAAGGGCGGCAGGAAGAATGCCAAAGGTGAAGATATAGGATGGTTGGGTTCTACTGTAGCGAACGTGAAGGAGTTTCTTACTTCCGACAAGGCGAAGACCTCGAACATGCTCATGAGCGAAGACGAGAGACAGCAGATATTCAATTCGGGTGCGCAGAACGGCGTGATGCGAGACGGAGAGAATATAGTGAGCTATGCGAGGAGGACAAAGAAGAACAATCTCCGCTATGATGATCCACGGACTTATGACGACCCGGCAGGAAAGGAAAGCATAGAGTCAGACGTGGAGATGATGAAGAACACCTACGACCAGATAATGGCAGACCCGAAAGTATCTTGGGACGCAAAGGCGAAGTTCTCTGCAATGGTAATGGGTGTGATGCCCGATTCCCGTCCTATGATGGACTATTGCACGTTTACTACAGAGAAGGTAGGCGGTGACGAGGCAGGAGTGAAGAAGTATATCAACGAGTATTCTGCCGACGGTACGCTGTTGTCGAAGACAAGTTACGACAATGTAGACAAGAGAGAACAGGCGTTGTACAAGATGGCGATGACAAAGGAAGGTCAGAGGCTTTGGAACGTGATGGGTACGCTTGTGGGCATAGACAAGAACAACTATGACTACCAAAACGCTTTCTTTATGGAACGTGTGAAGGATGCGAAGGACGGTGCGGAGATACAGGCGTTTGCTGACGGAATGGGCACGAAGGGTTCGGCGGTGGAACAGGAGTTCACCAACTGGGTCTTGAACAACGGTTCGGTGATGAAGGCAATTGATGCGTTTGCCCAAGAGAGCGGCATGAAGAAAGAAGATGTTGTGAAGCTGATGAACAAAGACCCTTTGCACAGGACAGAGGAAGAGCAGCTGCTGTGCGTGAAGTTCCGCAGGGAGCTGGAGAAGCAGGCGTTTCCTGCCGACAAGGTTCATGAGGAGCAGAGCAATCTTGAGGGCAAGGACGTGGCAGACGACAATAATCTTGGCAGTGAGAATCCGACTACGGAAGCCGTGGTAGAGAATCTTGACAATCTCTCCAAGGCGGAAGAGGGTGTTGAGGCTCTGATGAGGGATAATGACGTGTTCGGAGACAACTTCAAGAAGATGCAGGAGGAGGGTATGACCAATCCTCAGATATACGACTGGATGATACAGAATGGCGGCATGACTCAGGAGCAGTTGAAGCCTTTTGCCGACTACATCAATGCCAATGCGAGGGTGCAGGGCATGCAGCAGCGGACGCAGCAGAAGATAGAGGAGCTTGTTGGCAAGGTGGTCCATGATTGGAGCTATCGAGGCACGATGAATGGTGTGAAGACCGATGGCGAACAGGTGCTGTTTGTCGAGGACAGGGACGGACGCAGACTGATGGTAGGTTCGGGCGATGTAGCCTTTGATTCCATGACCGGCAGGGCGAAGGAAGATGTTGGCGACATGCTTGTATGCCTTGACCCTGAGACCAAGGAACTGGTGTATATGAAGGCAGAGGATGCCAAGTTTGTCGGTGTTCAGAATCCTGATGAATTTGCCAACGAATATCGCCAAAAGTTGCAGGAGATAAACTCTCAGCCTTATAACGAGGCAATGCAGCGGCAGGCAGAGCGTGATGCGGCGAAGAGTCAGCAGGAGGGAGTGAAGGAAGAAGCAGAGCCGCAGGAAGCAGCAGCTGTTGTAAATGACGGTAAAGGCGGTACTGACAATATGGGGAACACCCTCAATAGCGACGGAAGTATACACACGGAATCCGTGAAGTCTATCAAAGAAATTACAGACGAAGATTTCAATGAACCTACAAGAAGTGTAGAATTACCAAATGTTCCGGACAATGTGTCGTCAGCATTGGGTGCGGAAGGTAAACCTGTCATAATAAAAAAGAATATTTTTGGGAAGAATCTTACAAACCATCCCGAATTAGAGCCCGAAGATAGCCGCGCTATACTGGAGAATGCTTTATACAATCCTAATCTTATAGGTCAAACTCAGCCGATCAGACGTCCTTCATATAAAGTTGCGGTACAAACAGGAGACAAAAACTCTATTGTAGTACTTGACGTGTATAACGACAAGAAACAAGTTGAAATTGTAGGATGGAGATTGATAAATGAAAAGGGACTTGCAAAAATGAAAAGACAAGCCGAACGTGAGGGCGGGCAATTCCTCATACTTTCTCCCAAAGATGGGTCGGCAGCAGCCCTTTCTACTCTTCCGCACGACTTATCTTCCGTAGACAAAGATACGAACAATTCTTCAAACGGCAATGGGAATGAAGGAACTTTAACACATTCGGCTGCTTCTTACGAGAAGAATGACATACCTGTAGACAAGGACGGAGAGCCGGCTTACGAGCAGGTGCCGAAGGAAAGGACAGTAGAGGATTTGTTCGGCAAGCTTGGCGGTGACGGTAATCTTGCACATAGCTTTGCGGAAGCCAAGGTGGCGGAAGCAGAGAAGGAGCAGAAGGCTTTGTTGAAGAAAGAGCCTAAGATGGGAACCAAGATAAACGAGTATCTGAAGAAGAAACGTGAGTATGAGGAGGCAGTCAAGGCAGCAGAGGCAAAGGTTGCTTACTGGAACGACGTGAAGGGTGAGATAGAGAAGCTGACGCACACCACGCTTGACGAGCAGAAGGAGCAGCAGGCAGAACTTGACGGTACGGCAGCGGCGGCAGAGCACAAGGCGTTGTATGGCGAGGGTCAGCCAGCAGACGGCACCGCCCTTGCAGCGAAGTTTGTTGCTGATGCCAAGATAACACCAGACAGTTTCAAGAAAGAGACAGGTTTCGGTACAGCAGAGCAGGCAGGTTTCGTGGGCATGATAGCCAAGGAAGAGAACGGCGGCAAGTCTGTAGAGCGTCTTGCTGAGGGCTTGGTGTACTATGATAACACTGAGTATAACGGTACGTACTTCCACGGCGACACCAATGAAGCGAGAAATGCCATCATCTCAGCCTTGGGTGCAGCGAGAACCCGTAAGGGACTCCGAGAGCTTGCCCAGCCCGACCTTGCGAAGTTTGAGAGTGAGCGAGCACAGGAGCGAGACAATGCTTATCATGAGGCTTACGGTATGGACTATGAAGAATATTTGGCATATTCCGAGCAGGAAATGCCTCATATATTGGAAAAAATAAATAACTTTGACGAGGAAAAGTATCTGCAAGACAAGGCAGAGGAAATTACGAACCAAATAGATAAAGAACATGGAAAAGCAATTGGAAGAGATGAGTCCGCAGGAGAAGAGCCAGTACATGGTGAAGGCGATAAAGTTCTGCCTGGCACACGGACTGATGAGCGAGGAGGAGGTGAAAGCCCCGAAGAACATGCAGGAAGAACGGAAGCTGAGCGCAGAAGCGATACTGAAAATGCGACTCTACCAGAAGAAGCACCCACAGGAGCAGGAAGAGTAGAGGCGGAGCAGAAGAAAGAAGCAGTAAAAGCAGAGGAGCCAAAGCAGCCACTGAATCCTATAGAGCGTACAGCATTTGAATACCACGAAGAAAAAGTGGGTGCTGCACGTAAGGCATACGAAGAGGCGAAGTCTTCGGGTGACGAGTCAGAAACGAAGCGCACAAGAGACGAGTTCAAGAAAACTCTTGACGACAAGCTGAAAGCGCAAGGCATGGGCTTGGTACAGAGAAGAAAGGAGATAGCAAAGGAACTCGGCAAGGAAGAAGCAGAGAAGACAGACAAGCCATGGAAAGACATGGACGGAGAAGAGCGTATGGCAGTAGCCGAGCAGAATCCGCTTACCGAGGAAGAAATCAGAAGCAAGACCTCAGAAGAGAATCAAGATTTAATAGAAGATGCCATAGACTACCTAAACGGCAATCATGGCTTCGCACAACAAATAGCTTATTTAAAAATTTACGACGATGTTAGAAATAGACATGAGAATGTTTCCGGCGATAGCGGAACGGGAGACAGAACACAGTTGGATGCTGCCAATACTACAGGCGGCGAAGGATTGGGACTGGGACGAGGACGAGAAAGCGGAGGACCTGATGGACCAGTGGATAGAGGAGCAGGCAACGAAGCTGCATCCGGAGAGCGAACAGGCGGAGAGAGTGGTAAGGACAACCCTACTTTACCTGTTGGAAAACAAGGCGATAAGCAAGGTGAAGGAAGTCCATCCGGAATGGGCGGATTGTCTGCCGGAGGTGCTGACGCCACAGGAGGCGGTGCAGCTGGCGGAGATGGACATGTATCTGACGGAAGCGGACGTGGAGGCATCGATAGACCTTCTAAGCCGGATGCAAGACGGAAGCCTGCAGCCAAGCAAGGAACTACTTGGCGAAATCGCACAGGCGCAGAAATAAAGCAGGAAGCCAAAGAAGCCAAGGAGGGACTGAAAGCAGCATTGAAAGAGATGCTGAAACGAGGACGAGGTGAAGCAAGCATAAGTCTTACAGGTCTGAACTCCCGACAGATAGAGTATGTGCCAGAGTTGATGAAAGCCGTGAAGCGTTACGGCATGTCGCTGATAGACCAAGGCATATACAAGGTAAAAGACTGGATGAACAATATCCGTGATGGTATCTATGACGACATGAAAGCCATAGGTTTCACGGATAGGGATATTGACGACTTCATCGAAGAGATGTGGAACTCGAAGATGCCGATGGATGGCGAGACACATACCATAGCTGAATGGAGTGCAATCTACAGCAACTCCCAGCTGAGGAAGAAACTCAGCGAGAAGCTTGGCGAGAAGTACGAGCGTCAGATGGCAGCCGAGCCAATAGCGGTGAAAGTAGGCGACAGGAAGAACATTGAGGAGACGTTGCCGTTCTTGTTGCCTCAGCAGCAGGAAGACGTGCTGAAAGCCGAGACGCAGTTTTTCGGCAACGAGCATGCAGACCGAGAGCACGCATACGGCAAGGGATATCTGTTCACCAACGGCACAGGAACAGGAAAGACCTATACCGGATTGGGTATAGCCAAACGACTTGCCAAGCAAGGCAAGGGACGAATACTGTTCGTTACTCCAAGTCAGAAGAAGGTGAATGACTGGATGAAAGACGGAAAAAACCTCGGCTTGGACATCCGAGACCTTGATTCGTGGGCTAAGGAGCGAGGCACGACAGCTACCACCGAGAGCGGCGAGGGAATGGTAATCACGACTTTTGCCAACTTCGGACTAAACAAGAAGCTTCTTGAAACCGAATGGGATGCCGTTATCTATGACGAGTGCCACCGCATTATGGAAAACAAGAAGGGAGCCGAAACGGCAAGAAGCATGCAGCACTACATGATGACGAACCGTGACGAGAACCATTGTTTCCTCAGGCTGCAAGAAACAAACAAGGACTATCAGAAGATGCGCCTTGCTTCGGAGAAGTTTGACGAAGAGAGAAGCAATGAGATAGGACGCATAATGAGGGAGTATAAAGAGAGCCATCCGGAGGCAAGGACAAAGGATGTCATCAACGCTACGTATAAGCTGCAGCCGAAAGAGCTGAACAGCTTTGCTCCTGCAGATGCAGCGAAGTTCCCCAAGTTGGGTAAGGCTTACCAAGAGTTTATGTCGGCGAAAGAGCACTATTATAAAGATGTAGAGCCGAAGCTAAGAGAGCAAGCCAAGAATACTTGGAAGAGAACGAAGACCATCTTCCTGTCAGCAACGCCGTTCAATACGAGAGAGAACCTTGATTATGTGGAGGGCTACATCTTCAAATATCCCGAAATGGGCGATGACGGCATGAACGGCAGGACGCGATTCTATCTTGACCATTTCGGTGCAGCATACAAATACCGCTACCACCGACTGGAGCAGACCGTGAACAATCCGGATGCCGTGGCAAAGCAGGAAGTAGCATTCTCGGACTATCTGCAGAATACGCTCGGAACGATGAGCGGAAGAATCATAGACAGCCCTTATGACTATTCACGAGACTTTCCTACCGTATCTCCCGACCATGCAGAGGAATTCAACATAGCCGTGCAGGATGCCGTGAGAGGACGTTATCTCGGTTCTGCATACAGAAAGACTATAGGCGAATACAACTATGGCAACGCATTATTTGAGACGATGAAGGTGGTGAATATCATAGACCGCATAAAGCAGCATCTTGACGCAGGGCGCAAGGTGGTGATATTCCACCGCAGGACAGAGACGAAGACCCCGATAAAGCCGCCGTTCGCCTATATGCTTGAAGTTGCCAACAAGGAAATCTCTTTGATGCGACCGGGCAAGGAGAGGGAAGAGTATATCCGGGAGGTGAATGCTTTCCGCAAGGAACATGCCGGGCTGTTGCAATGGGAGAAGACCTTGGACTACAGTATGCCGAGAGAGCAGCTTGCCAAGGTGTTCGGCAAGAACAACGTGCTGTTCTTCAGTGGCAAGGAAAGCAAGACGGTGAAGGATAAAGCCGTAGATACGTTCAACGACGACAATAGCGGCAAGAACATCATTGTGATACAGGAGGCGAGCGGCAAGGAAGGAATCTCTCTGCACGACACGACAGGCGAGCATCAGCGAGTATGTATAACGCTTGGTCTGCCTCAGAGTCCAATCACGGCATTGCAGATAGAGGGACGCACGTACCGAATCGGCAACAAGAGCAATGCCATCTTTGAATATCCTATATTGGGTTTGAACTCTGAGATGATGCTGTTTGGCGAGAAGTTCAACAATCAGGTGTCAACGACAGAGAACCTTGCACTTGGCAGTCAGGCGAGAAACTTGCGAGAGAGTTTTGCCAAAGGCATACTGGAGCATAGCGGAATTGTACCTATAGACCAACAGGGAGTCGGCGGCAAGGAGTTTGACGCACCAAAGCAAGGTGACAGTGATCCGTTTGACGATGCCGTGCTTGACTACTACAGCAACCAGAAGCTCAACAGGAAGAACCGAGAAGGTGTGGACTATTTTCCAACGCCGGAGCCACTTGGCTACAAGATGATGGAATGGGCAAGAGCCGGAGAGGGCGACACTATATTGGAGCCGAGTGCTGGACATGGAGCTATAGCAAGGTATGCGCCCAAGGAGAACCAGTTGACAGGAATAGAGCCAAGTCAGAGCCTGTTCGCCAAGTTGCAGTTGAAGGCAGGAGGTTTGGGCAGGAAATTCATGAACACCGTGTTTGAGAACTACGACATAAGCAACAAGCACGACGTAGTTGTAATGAATCCACCGTTCGGTACGGCAGGAGCGACAGCGATAGCCCATCTTGACAAGGCGTTCAAGCACTTGGAGGAAGGCGGTAGAGTTGTAGCCATAATACCGAGAGGCAGCACAGACAAGAAGTTTGACAAATGGCTGGACGGACAGAAGAACGTTGCCATGCGTGCAGAGGTAGACCTACCCGACATAGTATTCCAGCAGGCAGGAACATCGGTAGTGAGCCGTGTTGTGGTGCTCGACAAGATAACGGATGCGGCATTGCGCAGCAAGGCAGGCAAAACGGAGCGTATAGACCTTAGCGGACGCTATGACAAGATAGAGGATTTCTTTGAGGAGCTGAGAAATATAGAGATGCCTGAGCGAATCATAGACACGCAAGCCAAGATGCAGAAGAAGGCGAAGGCGGCGAGGACCAGTATCAAGGAGATAAAGGGTGTAAGAGACGTGAAGCTTGACAAGAACGGCATCTTGGTAAGCATGCGAGGTGACTGGATGGACTACGGCATCAGTTTCTCGGGCAGCGACAAGCCTCAGTATTGGAGAGAGAAGATGTCAAACTTCTACGAGAAGTATGAGGAGTTGGAGAAATCAGCCTTCAACGAATACAAGAAAGCTGTATTCGGCGAGATGAAAGAGCTTAGCTGCAAGCTTGCCGGAATGACCGAGGATGAGATGCAGAGATATATAGCAGGTCGCAGGAACAGTGGCGAACAGGATGGTGTTCATTTCAGAACAGAGGAAGATATCGAGGATGTCAACAAGAGGTTCAATGAGCGTCTTGAAAGTCTGAAAGCTGACCCTAAACAAAAGGGTGGAGAACTGAAACTTGGATATCCGGGTACATTCTTAAAAGATGCAGGATTTGGTGACAGCGAAATTGTTTTGGAATATGCCAAGATAGAAAGAAAGTCATCGGAGGAATACAAGAATGACCATCCTTTTGATGTTGAAGATATAAAGGATTTGCCGAAAGCCATAAATACCCCTATTGCCGTATTTGATAATACAAACGGGAAAGAGGCAGGAAAGACAATTCTTACAGAGCTGCAAAAGGACGGAAGGAATTTTATTGTTGCTATACGTGCAGCAGAACGTCGTCAAAAGGGTGGAATATTTTTGGAAGTAAACGAAATAAAAACTTTGTTCCCGAAAGAAGCACGTGGAATCGTAAATTGGTTTAACACGGGTAAGACCTGTAATGTAGACAAAGAAAAAGCCCTCACTTGGTTAGGGGCCCTCCGCACCCATCGCGGAACCTGGCTAACCGAGCAAGAGCTTTCTTCTGCCACAAATGTAGTGAAAGGTTTTGATATAGAAAAGCGCAAGTCGCTGAATTTTCGCATAGGGGATAATAAAACCGAAAAACAGAACAATTCTGTTGCGACAATATCAGAGGATGCTCCGGTAGTGGTGAAGCATGTGGACAGAGTGTCGAAGGAGACAGGAGTGAAGGTGAACATGGTGCAGAGCGCAGAGGAAGTGAGCAGTCCGAGAGTGAAGAAAGCCATAGAGGATGGCAAAGAGGTTACAGGCTGGTATGACGAAAGGACAGGCGAGGTGCATCTGTATATGCCGAATATCCATGACCGGTATACCGCCGAGAAGACCATCTGGCATGAGACGGTAGGACACAAGGGCATGCGTGGATTGATGGGCGAGCAGTTTGACAGATTCCTTCGTGACATGTGGTATGACCTTGACAAGCCCGAGAATGCGGAGCTGAAGAAGCTCGTGGACGAAGAGAGGAGACGCAATCCGCTGAATATCTATGATGCCATAGAGGAAGGGATAGCGAGACTTGCCGAGGAAGGCGGAGGCGAGCCGGGTTTCTGGCGAAATATCAGAAACAAGGTGACGGACTTCTTCCGTGAGATAGGCTACAGGATAGCACCGAACACGAAGGACGTGAAGTATCTGTTGTGGCTGAGCAAGAACCTACAGAAGAATCCTAACGATGTGTTCTACAAGATGAGGGCAGAAGCCGTGAGATGGCGACTGGACCATGAGGCAGTACCCGATGTGATAGAGGCGAACGGCATGTTCTTTGACAATGACGGGAAGAATCGAGAATACGTGCTTGACTTGAGCCAAAAGGACTTTGAGCAGGCTACAGACGGTAAGATACATTTCAGGACATCACCAGCCACGGCATCCAAGATAGAAGAGTATAACAGACGACTTGAAGGGAAAATCTACTCAGCCAAGGAGAGTACGGTGGACTATATGCAGTCTGTGCAGGAGTATATGGAAACCGTATCGGGAAAGAAGAATGTGGCAAGAGACATCCCGTCTTCTTGTAATCCGCTGCAAGCTGAAAACAGAAGCAGTAGTATAAGTCAGAAGAAATGCGATAGATACGACAGGAAGTATATGACTCCTCTTGATGATGTTTTCAAGAAAGTTGTTTCGTATGTGGATGGAAAGAACAGCGATTTCCAGAAGCAGAATACGGAGCTTTATATGATTATGAAGCATGGACTGGAGAGAAATCGAGTGTTCTTTGTGCGCGACCGTATCGGAGAAAATCTGAGAGAGGAAATAAAGAGCATAAGGGAAGCTGCTGAGCAACAGCCAGAACCGAAGAAATGGGAACGCACAGAGACAGAGAAGGCGAAGATGAAAGCAGATGCTCTGTCAAAAGAGTGGGAACAGAAGTTTGGTGAGCTGAGCAAAGACTTGGAAGATGGCAAGCTACAGCTTGACGAATACTACGGACAGATGGACGAGTGGATTCGCAGTAAGATATACGAGGAGTATGAATCCACCAAATATGACTACTCCGGTCTTACTGATATTATCAAGAACACTAAAGACTGGAAGAGTGATGCCGACATCATAGAAAAGGTAAAGGATGTAGAGAAGAAAATCAATGACGGGAAGAGCGGATTGGTAAAGGAATTCTGGGAGAAGAAGAGAGCCGCTACCGATGCTATCATAGATTCGGAATACGATTCGGGTAAGATAGACAAAGATTCGGCGGCGCACTTCAAGAGTATGTTCAACTGGTATGTGCCATTGAGAAAGTTCAATGAGACTACCGCCGAGGATGTATACGGTTATATCACAGAGAGCGGCGACCCCAGTCAGTATATAGGTTCTGTCATAGCCAAGGCGAACGGACGAAAGAGCCTTAGCGATACCAATGTGATGGCTCAGATATTTGCGATGGCGAAAAGTTCCATAATAAGCGGAGAGAAGAATATTGTGAAACAATACTTCGCAAGATTCGTGGAGGCTTACGAGACAGGCGAAGCACAGGAAAAGGTTTTTGTAGAGATACATCCTTGGGCTGAAAGGCATGTCGTTGACGGCAAAGAAGTGTGGGAAGAGGTATATCCACAAGTGCCAGAGGATGCCACCCAGCATGAGATAAGCGATATATTACAGACTTTTGAAGACAAGATGCGGGCGAAGGAGGCTTTGGGCGAGGCAAGGCTATTGACACGTAGAGGCAGTGTCGGCTACAAGTTTCAGCGTGAGAAAAACAAGAATGAGCATATAGTAGAGGTGTATATTGCCGGTAAGAAGCGTATGTATTTCTGTCAAGGCAACCCACGGGCAGCCCAAGCGATAAACGGTCTGTTGCACGATTCTGGAACGTCAAAAGGCAAGCTGTCGGCATGGATTTCAAAGAAGTCGTCATCCATCAACAGGACATGTGCGCAGCTGAACACGTCATACAACCCGGACTTCTTCTCCTCCAACATGGTACGAGACTTTACTGTGTCATCCGCAATTCTTGTCAAGGAAGGACCGAAATACGCAAAGAGGTTCTGTAGGGAGTATTACAACAACTTGAAGTTCCTCAATGGTGAGGACAGCTATTGGAAGATGCTCGGCAAGTATAACAATGACAAGATAGACGAAAGCAACACACGTCAGAAGTACTTCAAGGAGTTCATGGACAATGGCGGTCAGACAGGTTTCGTGCAGCTTGAGAAGCTTGAAAGAGTCATTAAGGAGTATAACAACCTTGTAAAGACAGGCAAGAGAGACGCTGACGGATGGTTTGCGAGAGCTTTGAAGAAGGCGGGATTCATCGAGATCGCTAACGAGACGTTTGAGAACATAGCGAGATATTCATGCTACGTGACATCAAGAGAGTCTGGGCGAAGTATAGGACGAAGTGTATATGATGCAAAGGAAGTTTCGGGCAACTTCAATAGGCACGGAAGCGGAGATGCCATCAGTACTTTGAAGACAGCGAATGACAGTAAGTCGGACGTGGCGTTCAGAAATGTAGTCGGCTTCTTCAACAGCTACATGAAGAATCACACGATGTTCTACAATGCTGGTGTGCAGGGTGCGAACATGTTGTTTAAGAACTATAAGTTTGCTCCTGTGGCAACGGCAATGTCGTTAGGTGTGATGCCGTTTGCCTTGAATATGGCAATCGCTGCGATAAACCAGTTTTTGATGGGCATAGAAGACGAGAAGAAGCGAGGTGGCGTGAAAGACCCTTATGCCGAGTTGCCAGAGTGGAAACGAAGGAACAATATCAACATCTATATATTTAGAGGTCATTTCTTCACGTTGCCGTTAGGTATAGAGTTGAGAGCCTTTTACGGGCTTGGCGATGTAGCCTTGGCACATAGCTTCTATGATGGTTTGAAGAGTGACACTCCGATAGGATATGACATACTCGGACAGTTGGCGCAGCTGGTACCAAGTTCTGACTTTTTGGGGCATCATGCTCCGGGCGACAATACAACAGACGCATTGAAGGATGTAGCACTTGCTGTAACACCAACAGCACTGAAGGCTGGTGGTGAACTTGTAGCTAACAGAGACTGGACGGGGCGACCGATATACCGAGACCAGACCTATCTTGACATAGCTCCAAGATGGAAGCGAGCTTATGACAGTACGAATGAAGCGTTTGTAAAAGTTAATAAGTTGGCAAACAAATGGACTGCGGATATGCCGGATGCGACGGAAGATATGAAGGGTAATGATGCGGCAGACTTTTGGACAGCCCCTTACGGTTGGCAGCACATGATGGAAGGTTATGTTGGCGGTATGGGAGCTACCATAGGCAGAGTGGCTAAGACAGGATATGCCGTAGGCAAAAGCCTTAAGGCTGGATATAATGGCGAGAATGCTATCAAGGATGCTTATGCCGAATGGGAGAAGTTTGACAAGAATCAGATACCATTATACCGAAACTTCATCTATACTTCCACCGAGGGGCATGACATGCAGAGAACGAAGTCGAAGTGGTACAACTATACAGATGAGCTACGGCAGACGAAGTATAACTTAGACCAGTTGAAGACCAATACTCCCGACTTGAAGTTAAACTTGGAGAACGAGGCTAAGAAGTATAAGTTCAGTCAAGGCAAGGAGGGTCGGAGGCTTGAAATATGGAATGCTGCAAATAGTTATATCGGCAAGAAGAAGAATCTTCTGAAGAAGACCTCAGACCCAGAGGTAATAAAGTCGATAAATAACGACATCAATCTTAAGATGCAGGAAGCCGTGAGGGATTTGGATAAGTTGAGTGAGTAGTTTCCAAAATGGAAATAACCAGTAGGGGAAGAGCGAGCTTAATGCTCACTCTTCTCTTTATTCAAAATAAATGTATTCCCCTTTTTTTTCTTTGTAGGCTATATAAATAAAATATCCAATTAGATATAACACCAATTCTATCATTGTTATAATAATAAAGAAATAATCTTCCCTTATAGAAGAAATGACTATTCTTTTTGTGTCAAAATGGTCCAACAAAAAAAGAATGGAGAAAAGGATGATATAAAACCCTGCAATTATACCAACGACATATCCTATTATATGGGGTTCTTCTTTTCTGTAGAAATAATCCAGCAAATCTAATTCTTTAGAATAATATGTGCGTGCGATTATTACAGGAGAGCAGACTAACGGATAGAACAAAGCGACTGTCATTATTTCGTTCAAGTAGTCTTTCCCGAAATAATAGTAATCCAAAAGGCTCATAATAATACAGCATAACATGTTTGACAAGACCCAAAGCAAATATCTATATCTGGATCTGTGCGTTTTGGAAGAACACATGTCAATAAGAAAAGGGGCGGCAGAAGCAACAATAGGTATCATGTTTTGGTAGGTCATATTGTCTCCACATCTTTTAGCCCATAAATATAAGACAGGCATATAAAGTAATACCCAAGTGGAAATTCTTACATGATGACAGAGAAGAAATCTCTTAATACCTGTTTTGTTTGTTCTTTGTTTCATTTGTTGTAATATTCTCTATATTTTTCCCTATAACATATATGGCATGGTGTTTTATACATGTCTATAGCTTCTTTTTTTGTAAGCTTCATAACAATACCACTGCAATTCCTTAATCCCTTGCAATACTCTGTCCTGTGGAATCTTCTTGAATATCCTCCAGTACATATATACACATTATCTGCACAAGACGACAGAGTTATAACTCCTAAGAGTACATAAAATAATAAGACTGATTTCTTCATAGAAATAATTGTTAAAGCGTAATCCTTTTGCAAAAGTATAAAAAAATCAATAGGGTGTATCTTAAAAAAGTGTTTTATTTTTTTTGATGCAAATAATCCTCATGGTAAGTGGTTGAAAGTATGGTAGTTAGGTGTGGAAAAATAGATGTTGAGGATAGTTAGGCATGATGGATATTGGTTAGTAACTTTGCAGCAAGTTCAATAGTGGACGAAACCAACACAAAAACTATTTATTATTATGGAAGCAGAGAAAATAATCTGTTGCGATGGAGCGCGAAACAATGATGCTCTCGCATGGGCGGCAATGGCAAACAGGGACAATGACATGAACGGTTGGATGAATAATCCTTTCGCTTATATCATGTTTATGGCGATGTTCGGCAATGGCGGTTTTGGTTGGGGCAACCGCGGCAACCAAGTTCAGGATGCCGAAATCCAATCAAAGCTGAACCAGTTGAGCACCCAACTACAGGATGGCAACAACACCAATCTTTTGATGGATGCCATCAAGGGCAACAACACCGCTTTGGGCCAGCTTGCAAGTAACTTGAACTGCGATTTCAACCAGTTGCAGAGCGGTATCTGCGCCGTGCAGTCAGCCATTCAGCAAGTAGGCGGTCAGGTGGGTTATTCGGCAGAGCGAGTGATTAATGCCGTGAACTTGGGCGACATGAACCTCATTCAGCAGTTGAAGGACTGTTGCTGCCAGACTCAGCAGAACATTATCCGCATGGGTTATGAGAACCAGCTGGGACAGAAGGACATCGTGAATCAGATGCAGCAAGGCTTCTCCTACACCAATACCGGTATAGAGAGAGCTGCAGCAAACATCGGGTTCCAGATGAACCAGATAGCGTGTGACTTGAAGACGAACGCCAACGGCAACACTCAGAGGATCATCGACACTCTGAACTGTCACTGGAATCAAGACTTGCAGCAGAAGTACAATGATGCGAGGTTAGAGCTGTCACAGCAAAAGCAGAACGCTACGCTGATAGCGGCATTGGGTGCCAAGACCACCGCTACGGCATGAATGGAGGAAGGGTCATTGCCTACGGAAAAGAAATCCGAGCAAAGGCTCTTCCCTTTTGTTTCACGTAAGAGGAAAGGGAAGAAGATATGACATTCAAGGATATGAAACAGGGATACCCTGTGTATATGTTGCACAAGGGTGACGAGATGAGAGTGGGAACCGGCAAGGTGGTGACGGCAACCGCACCGAGATTTCCGCAACAGTATAGCGGACAGGCTCTTGCCATGGTAGTAGACGTGACGATAGAGGAGGACGGCACGAACAAGACCTATACCATGCCTGCCGATTCAACGGTGGTGAGTGCCGGGATGACGGTATTGTCGGTAGACAGAGAGGGTATCCTCCGTGATGTGGAGGCGATGAAAGCCGAGAGTGAGGATGCACTTGCTTCGATGGAGAAGCACAGAGCGAGGGTAGAAAGCTGCGATAAGATTCTGACAGAGTGGAATCCTGTTCTTGCGGAGAAGAAGAAGCAGGAGGAGCGGATAGGCTCTTTGGAGAATGGTATGAACGAGCTGAAAGCTATGATGAGGGCTTTAAGTGAAAAGTTAGGTTAGGAGGATTGGTTATGGTAATGTATATATTGTTAAATGACGTAAGAGTGACGCATGAGCCGCATTTTTGTGAAAAAACCGCAAAAAGGGCAATGAAAGGACTGCGATATGTAGACAAGGAAGGTGTGGAGCATACGGAACCGAAGTGGACGGAGAGGATGATAGAGGAAGCGACGAAAGACTTGGAGTTTCCCGAAGGTACAACAGTATGGGACAAATATGTGGCATACAACTCCTTCTATGCAGACACGTGTAGGGTGTTGTCGGATGGTGAGGCTTTCAAGGCTGCCTACGAGTTTTACTTCAAGGATGATGATTATGTATTGGAGGGGAGTAAGATTTGGTGGTACATGAGGGCAATGATTGGTGATTAGGGTGAGAAAGAGGGAAAGGCGAGCGGTGGGGTTCGCCTTTCCTTTTGGTGTATTATTACTTTTTGGATAAAGTTATAAAAAACAACGACAGATTGTAGAATTATTGTATAATATTTTACGATAAAAGTTGTGTAAAGAGGAATATTTTATTACTTTTGTGGGGTGATTACGCTTAAAATGATATAAGATATGAAGAAGATAGTGTTATTTGTTATGCCGTTCTGTCTACTTGGTTGTTCTGAAAATAAAGAGAAAGAGGAGCCAAAGAGAGGAGAACTTACGGAGTTTGTTTATGTTGACAGGTCTAAGTGTCTTCATGTTGACAAAAACTGCATGAGTCTGATTTATTTGGGTGATGAAGATAATTCAAAGGGAAATTATCAGGTGAGTTTCGTTGAAACAAAAAGTCTTTCTCACAAAGACTACAAGTCGGTTTGCAGTCTTTGTGTATCAAATGAAACTTTCAAAAAGATAAGGGAAATCACAGAAAATAACAGCTATGGGGAGGAAGAAGAAAGCGATAGTTGCTTTTCTAATACAAAAAGTTTAGGACTATAATATGAGGAAGATTATCTTGTTATTCAGCATTATTGTGTGTTTATCTTCGTGCTCTAACATGGTGTATGTTTGTACGGGAGGATATTCATATAGATACCACAAATCAAGGTCTTGTGATGGGCTAAGTAATTGCGGAGGAGAGATTAAAGAAGTAAGTAAAGAAGAGGCAAAGAGTATTGGTAGGACTCCTTGCCGTATGTGCTATTAGGAGGAATAAAAAATGAGGCAGGTTCTTAGTTCTGCCTCACCTTATTATAATATACAACATCTTGCTAATGCGCCGATGGGAATGGAGAGGATGCCTCTAATGAGATTTCCTCTGTTCCATCTTCCTTGATAGTAGTGGCAGCGGTCGTTGTCTTCATGTATTATGAGGGCAAGTATGGCGTAGCCACTTCCGAAGAGCATGGCGATAAGAAAGTATACCGCCATGCCGAGGATATTGTTTCGGTTTCTTTTAGTCATGAGGCTGTTCAGATGATGGGTCCTCATACACCAAGTTATGCTCATCTACGTAAGCCTTGGCTTCTGAGTATGTATCAAACTCTACTGCGGTGGCATTCACTGATGGGAATACCTCAGCATTATCACCTTCCTCTGTGAGAGGGAACACCATCTTGGTTCCCTCATGTACCACCTTATACTTCTTTGTTAACTTAATGACTGCGCATTTGCCGTGCAATGCACGAAAATCCTTTCTATCTTTCGCATAATCATTACCAATCTATTTTTACTGTTCCTGATGATGCACCTGAAGGTATCCAAATCTCCCAAGGCTGGGAATAGAAACCATACTTGACAGTATGACTGCCATAATAACCTACTTTTGAGGAAGTACTGGCTGTATAAATCTGGTCTTCACTATCTGTGTCCATATATAGTATCCATTTAGTACTTCCATTCACTGTCTCACATCTTACAATATTTAATAGCATACCAGAGCCTGTAACATCCATAAATGGAGTACTGCTCCAATAACTGGATGGTATCTTTAAGCAGGGAGCCAAAATGCCATTCAGCAATGTTCTTAGATTACTGAGGGTTATCTCTGTATTTGTTGAACCGTCTGAATAATAGAACTTCTTTTTTAGAGCATAATCCAAAATAACACCATAAGTATATTTTCTGGATAATACCTGACTGTCATTTGATATTGTTATAATACTCCTACCCTGCAAAGCTGCCCTGATGATATAATAATCCTTTTCATTTAAATTGTCCTTTATCTTCTTGAAAATCTTTGTCAAGGCATCACTCGTCATACTAAACATGCTCATATCTTTTACTTTTTATTTAAATGGGTCAGGACAGGACAAACATACCCACTCCCGACCCAGCAATCTTATATTACCACTCTCTTAGACCATAACTTACTTAGCGTTATTCCACAATGTTGTGATATCAGTATCTGTAAGATCTGTAAACTCACTGGAATCAACCTTACCATCTATAGTGTCCTGCATAGCATTAAGGGATTCACAGAGTACCTTATTCTGCAAAGGATTTGTAGAAGTAGGATTTAATACAGAATCTACAACAGTTTTATTAGCACCTGCAGCTATACCATCAAGTTTTGTTTTATCAGTACTTGACATCAAACCATTATTACTTGTAGTAGCTACACCATAAGTAGTGTTGCTATCTGTCCAAGGAACGTTCACAAATGCACGACCGTTATAGAATAGTTCTACAGGGTATAATCTATCACTTTTTGCAGTAGTAGAATGAAAACCACTTATAACAGTATCTTGAGTTTTTGCATCAAATGATATAGGAGTACCAATACTTTTTGCCCTAACACCTCCAAGAGCACCTTCTGTAGCTGTTGGCAAAGAATATTTGTTGGCTCCCGCAGTTATGCCATCCAACTTGGTTTTATATGCTGCCGTAAAGTCATTTGTACTCAAACCCTTACCACTCACCTTATCCACCTTGTTGTTCAAGGCTGCCTGTGTAGCTGTAGATATAGGCTTGTTAGCGTCACTGGTATTATCTACATTACCAAGACCTACTGCACTCTTCGACAACTCCGTCTTCTTAACATAAGGTGACAAGTCTACATTTGCCTTCCACTCACCAAGCTGCTCCCAATAGTAGACAAGACCTGCCTGACCAGAAGGAAGGGGTTCATTTTTCGACAGTCTGACATACTCCTTGTAAACATTGTCTGTTCCACTTGCAGTACTCTTTACAAGATAAATCCTGCCGCCTTTAGCAGTAGAGGCATCTGGAAGTGTAGTCACAACCTCACACAACGTTGTATCAATACCAAGATCCCCAAGAGTAAGATTACCACTACCTGTAAGACTCTTACCATTGATGGTCTTTACGGAAGCCACTTTCTTCTGAGCCTCTGCCAAAGCTCCTGCTGCTGCAGTAACAGCATTATCTGCTGTCTTCTGGGCATTGGCTGCATTGGTCTTTGCTGTATTAGCTGTACTCTGGGCTGTATTAATTGAGCCCTTTACAAGTGAAGCAAATTTGCTCAAATTGTCTTTTGAAATATATTCTCTTGCCATAATCTAAAAAAATTAATCCTTGTTTTAATTGTATCTATATTATTTTTACTTCGTAATAGCCTCACGCCACAGATTGTCTATATCGGTATCTGCAAGGGCTGTAAGCTCTGCTTCCTTGACATATTTCTTGTCTGCCTCTGCTGTGGTCTGATAGGAACTCATGTCCACGGTGCCTGCACTGAACTTCTGCCAGCCTTCTGCTTTCTTCCTGTTTTCCCAATTCTTCAACTGATACAAATCTCCATTGCCTTTGCCATCAGCATCTACTACATACCACAACTGACCTATTGCATCATTGTCTGTATTGTTCTTGGAAACACTCAACTGCCAGTCATTCAAAGCATACAAGGCTGTGAGATTTGCTACTGTCCTATGACCACTTATCTCATCTGCATATACAACACCATACCCTGTTTCTGTGGTATTGTTGCTCCTCAGGGTATTTGCCTGCGCTAAACCTTTTCTTGTTGCCATATCTTTTTTCCTTTCTTTTTAACGTTCTTATTATGCAAAATCCAACTTGGCATTGGTAAATGCTCCCTGCTGCTCACTCGTATATACATTATACTCTATCTGCTTGCCTGTCTCTGGGTCTTTCACTGTCAAGGTCTGGAAGGTGAATCCTCCATCCAACAGAGGAGTAGCATCATTCATCGTTATCCTTGACAGCTTGCCAAGCTTGCTTGGATATGCATATACGTAATACTGGCTGGCTGTAGTACTTACTCCTGTCACTACCTTTGACTTGCCACTCTGCTGATAATGGTCTCCCCCCTGACCAAGAGCACTTAGCTTACTCTGCAGACTGCTTACAGTGAGAGCTGCACCTACTGCTCCCATTACTACCTTATAGTCAAAATGTACCTTCAGTGTAGCTGACTTGCTGTCCATAGCTGTACCATCGGATGCCTTGATGCAGCCATCCACAAGAATCAGTCCCTGCTTTGGGGCTTTCACACTGGCAGTAATAACTGTGTCTTCTGTTATATTATCTACTGTTACCTCATCTGACCATACTCCTGAAGCTGGCAATGCCTTGCTTGCCCAGTTACCACCATTAACTGCCGTTGGATCCTTATAACCCTCTGTCTTCTTCCACATATAACTGCCTGAGAAGGTTACTGTATAGCCATACAAGGTGTTGAGATTCCCTATACCTGAAGATGTCTGTACATTCTTGCCGTCTGCTGTCTTCACTGTCCAAGGGGATGATATTCCTCCTGATTCTGATAATGACTTCTTACCTATTGTCACTCCTACCAAAGGCAAATCTCCATCCATGATTGCCTTGATGTCCTTGGCATTCTTGGCTCCCTTGTCTCCTGCATAGGCTGTAGAAGAGGTCTCTCCCAATGATACACCGCCTGAGCTTATTTCCACCAGCTCTGTACCACCCCAACGGTAGGTCTTGTTGGTATTTATATCTACAAATATCTTACCTCCATAAGGATTACCGTTCAGCTCCTGATAGTTCTCCCTCGTTCCCCAGTTATTGTAGTAGGTCTTTGCTTGGGTAAGACCCGCCTGAGCTGCAAAACACTTCTTGGCTCTTACATATACTACAGTATATACTGTACTGCCACCAAAGCTGGATGTCTGAATAGTAGCATCGTCTACAAAGCCTTCAAACTCTACTATATCATCTACATAACTTGGTAGCTTGTCTGCTGGTATCATACCATTCTCATCCAAACTTACCTTCTTGTCAAGCTCTGGCTTGATCTTATTGGCTATGAGATGCCTCAAACCTGTCTCATCTAAAAACTTTTTCTCCATATTGATAATAATTTATATAATGTTTACTCATTTATATTCCATATCTCATCTATCTTGCTGTCAGCAATACTGCCTACATTGCCTCCTGTAGAAGATACTTCTACCAAATCACTGCCACTCCACCTGTAGCTCTTCTGTGTTGTCTTGTCTACAAAGATCTTGTTGGAGTGGGGAACTGGCTGCTGAGCATCATCATTCTGATACTTTGCATATGTCTCCCATACATTGTAATACAATGGAGGTTTTGAAACAGATACTCCTCCACTTGCCTGCGGCACCTGAGCTGCAAAATACTTCTTTGCCTTCACATATACTACTGTATAGTTGGAGGCTGTGGTACCCACCTGTTGTATCTCAGCATCATCCACAAAGCCATCAAACTCAACCATCTCCATACTATTACCAGGAATGAGTTCTGAAGGTATCATGCCATTCTCATCAAGCTCTACCTTATTTCCTAAAGCTGCCTTGATCTTCTTTACAAGATAGTCAAGTCCAATCTCATCTAAAAATCTTGAATTTTCCATATCTTTTTTCGTTTACTTAGTTTCTTTCCCATATATCGGCTATATCACTGTTCTCTATCTTTGACACACTGCTTCCTTGGGAGATAATGTCTTGTATCATCTTCTCAAGTTCCTGAGTCTTGCCTTTTAAAGTTTGGATGTCCTTGAACGCTTGTTCTATTTCTAATATCGTATCTGAAGGAATCCCCGTGGCTGCCTCAATAAGCTTTAGTAAAGATGGGCTAAGCTTTTCAGCCGTTACCGACCCCTTAGCTATCTTGCCAGTAGTCACCGAAGCGTCAGCCAACCTATCCGTAGTGATAGCGGACTTATCAATATCGTCCGTCTTAATCAGCGGCACCATAGTACCGAGTTTAACATCTTGTTTATATGTAGGCATATCTGATAAGTTTAGGTTCAGAGGAAGTAAAAATGCGAATAGTAGAAGCTGGTGCGTTTAGCTGCATGCGCAGATGGAAAACCGTAGCGTTCCTGTGCTTCTTCATGGGAACCATAGGGAACTCGCCGTTTCGGTTCTTCTGTCTGATAACCACCTTGCCCGGTGTCTTCAGTTCAATCATGAGATAGAAGTTGCGTTGTTCCGTAATATCGGGAGAGACCCACGCCTTTTCCGTATTGCTGTATGTTGCAGAAATATTCTTCATATCACTTCGCTGTTTGGTTAACGCCCAGTTGCTGCAGGGCAATAGAATACATTTGTGTAGCCTTGGTATCATCATAGGCAGACAGGAGCAGGAATGCGATATAATAGATGAGGGCATTTCTGAAAGTGTCAGAAATGTTGACCACCTCTTTCTCGTTTTCATCCTCAGAAATCTGTGTAGGCACACCGACATAAGAGACCGTGACAATTCTGTCTTCGGGAACCGGTTGGACGAGAAGTTTCAGAGGCGATACACGCATGATAGCCGCAAGCGGTCTGTCGGCAGTCCCCTTAGACGACTCGTCAAACATAAGCAGTTCCTCATCATCAGTATCTTCCATCGGGACGACCCCCTTATGCCAGCCCCTTGCCCTAACACGGTTGATGTTAAAGACGGCGATGTTGGAAGGCATGGAGATAATGCCGATGTCGGGATAGTCCTCGTACAGCTCCACCGAAATATCAGTAGACACCGACACTGAGCTTGCCGCCTTAGTATCAGAAGACCCAGACAAGACAGACGAAGCCGTGGCAGTGATAGCAATCCAGTGGAGAGCGTCAGGGATTTTTGCCTTTATGATATTATCCATATAGGCATCCTCCTTGTCGTCAATGATGGCAGAAGAGTTGTTCGACTCCTCGTCAACGCACCATCTAACAGCCTTAATTATTTCCTCTACGCTCATGATACCACAGATAAAAAAGGTTACTCGTCAAAATCCGGGAATATAAGCCCAGCCTTAGAAGCATGCTTCAAAGCTGTGGGGAGAGTCTTGCACTCCTTATCGAAGCGGTCGTTAATGTACGCAATGACTTCATCAGAAGTGTGTATATTCCTAACCTCCTCCTTCTTCGGCTGTTTAGGAGCGGCAGGAGTAGGAACAGAAACAGAGTTAGTTTCATTCTCACGTTCCGCTTTCTCGCCCGGGAACTCCTCCTGTTCGTGTTCTATAACCACCGTTTCCCCCTTAAAGAGCAAGCTATCCTCCAACAGCTCTTGGAAATAGCGACCCCTCAGCGTGAGAGTAGGGTATTTGTTGATATTGATATTACCGTCAGTGAAGTTAAAGCGCACCTCATTACCCTGCTTGCCATACAGCAGATAGCTGACATTGTTACGATGAACCCTTGCTTTATATGTTTTAATCATATTCTTATACTTTCTTTTTAAATGGGCAGGACTGAAACATCCTGCCCGTTGATAGCTTATTTATGAAACGTCAGTTACGCAGCTGTATCCTGTCCGGTGTATACAGTCCAAGCGGTGCCAGTGTAGTAGTAGACAGAACCCTTCTCGTAAGTGGTCTCACCAACCTTATAGTCCTGTGTGAGAGCCACCTTCATGCCCTTAGACGGAGTGTCCGGCAGTTTTGGTGCAGAGATGATAGTGCCGAGTGATTCGGTAGCAATCTGTGCAATCTTAGAAGCCGGTCCGACGAGAATAGAGTTGTAGCCACGGAGAGCCACGGAGTCAGCCTCCTGATGGATCCAACGCTTAGCGTCACGCACTTCTCCACCACCCTTCGACATATCGTTGGTCTGTTCCTTCTTTCCAATCTTGACATAACGTCGGGAAGCCTTCGGGTCGAAGATGACCATGAAGTCCGACATGCCCAAGAGGTCGAGCGTCTGAGCCCATACGAAATCGATAGAACCGAAAGTGTCCTTGAAACGCTTGAAGGTAAGGTCAAACTCATTATGGTTGATGAAGTCATTCTGATGGCTACCCTCAAGCTTGACGTTCTCAAGACGCTCGATAGCGTTCTTTCCGCAGAATGCGAAGCATCGGTCGTTTTCCGAGAATTCAGTAAACTGGAGCTTAGAGAGAGCGACAAAGTCTCCGAGCGTGTAGGTATCTCCGATAGCATACGTATTGGTGAGCTGATTGATGATACCCTCCGAAGTGAAGACATCCTCAATCTGTCCGTCGCCCGTCTCCGCTTTGAATCGAGACTTGCAACCCAAGAGGTAAGTACGTTCCGCACGAAGGTTATACTTGATAACAGCATCAGTTTTGAGGTCAGCCACCGTGATAGGCTGTTCCTTCTTCACCTTCTCGTAGTCGTCAGTAAACACGATGTTCAGAAGTTTCTTCTGTACATACACCTTTTTCTCTCTTGGCTGGAAGTTCTCAGGAGTGATAGTGAGCTGAGACTCCGAAGCCGCCGAAGCCGCAGCGAGCAGTGTAGTACCGACAGGGATAGCAGGACACGTCATGTTGTCAAGATTCTCCCTTGTGTCACCCTCGTTCTTCGGCTGACCATTGATAGCCTGCATGACAGCCTTCTTGCCGTTCGCCTCAATGACGTAGAGCATAAGAGTACCCTCTTTCTTGGTTTTGGAGCCCTCCGCATAACCGGCAATACCCGAAGCAATCACCGTAGTACCCTTATAGAAAGGACGGATAGAGCCAGAGAAGTTGGTAGAGTTAATCTCCACAGTATCGCCAGTAGGAATCTCGGTAGTAACCTGTCCGTCGAGCGTCTCGCCACCGACACGCTGATGCGACACCTCCCAGTTCTTGATGTTCACCGTCTTTGCCATCTGACGGACAATAGAGAGGATAGGAGTCTTGAACGGATAGAACTTCACAATCTCGCTATCCCACTCCTTTTCGAGCAGTCCACCTTCACGAAGCTGAGTACTTGAAGCCTGCGAGCCAGTAAGGTCCTGACCATCCTTTCTACCACCAGGGCTAAGACGGTCGCTTGTGTTAGCATCAACAGGCTCCTTAGCGTCAACCGTCTCCTTGGAAGCCGGATTGGGACCCTCATTGCCAATCTGCGGTTCGACAGTATCAGCCACAGCCATAACACCGCCGCCAGTCACGACAGCGAGAAGCATCAGAATCATCTTGCAGACGAACTGAGCATAATAGGAAAAATTAATATTCTTCTTCATCTTACTTATATGTATTAAAAAAATTAGTTACTGCGAATGCCGTCAAAGAAGCTCTCCCTCTTGCGTTTCGGTGCAGCCGGAGCATTACCAGCACCACTCGTAGAAAGCGAAGGCGGAATACCTTCAGAGGCAGAAGAGCGGATATTATTCTGAATCTTCTCGTTGCGAGCCTTCATTGCCGCTTCCTCACGAGCCGAAGAAATGTCAGAATCATAGTTGTAGGCGTTCATGAAAAGCTTCCAAGTGTCGGTGGAGATATTTCCATCCTCGGCATCACCGATAACTCCCCACACCTTTGCGTAGAGGTCGTTCGCCTCCTCGTCAGACAATCCAAGCTTATCAAGAGCCTCACGAGACTTCTGGAGAATATGCATCAGTTCCTCACTATGCTTCTCCTGTTCCGCCACCTTCTCCTGATATGCGGTAATCTGTTCCGCCACCTTCTTGCCCAGCTCCTCATCTTCGAGAGCCGCCTTGATGTCGATGCCCTGCGAAGCCATCCACTCAAACGGATGCATCCCCTTACGAGTAGAGTCGAGTACCATAGCGGCGAGCCACTTGTTGCTGTCAAGCATCTTGCTGAGTGCCGCACCGCTCTCCTCGTATTTTCCAAGAGCGTCAGCATCATCATTCATAGCAGCATAGCGAGCCTCCTTATCCTCGAAGTCAACATCAGAATGACGCTTAGCGAACCGCTTGGAAAAAGCCGTTCTGTTAGGGCGTTCATCGATGGTCTCGGCAGGATTAGCCTGCTGTGCAGCCGCATCAATATCCTTTTGATTCAAATCTGTTTTTGCCATATTCAAATGCGTTAAAACTTTTCGGCAAAGATGCAAATAACCAAAAGGCAAATTGCCGTATTCCAATCATGAACAAAGCGGCGGTTGGAATACGACAAAGAAGGGTTTGTTTCTCCCTATTTTTGCGCATATAATATAACAATGTGTAAGGAAAAATATGGTAAAGTCGAGATTACTGACACTAAGCCGTGTGATGCCTCGTCATAACAGCTACGACTCCGTGAAAGCCCGCAAGAGCCGTCAGGAGCACGGCAGAGACTGGGAGCTACGTTGCCGTTGCTATAACGCATGGAGCAATCTCAGCGGAGTGCGAGAGACGAGGGCGAGGACGATGCGCTACTGCACAGGCGACCAATGGAGCGATACGGTGAGAGTGTACCGCCATGGCTATTGGCAAGAGATGAGCGAACGGGAGTATATGGAGAAGCGGAACCAGACCCCGATGAGCAACAACATAATGGTAAGCATCTTGGAAAGCATAACAGGACTATATGCCAAGCAAGGCACCGAACCCGTATGCTTTGCGAGAGACAACGACTCCCGGCAGCTCAGCGACATGATGAGTGCGACGATGCAGTGCAACTGGCAGACCACCGAGATGCAAGACATGCTGAACCATGCGATAAAAGACTATCTGCAAGGAGGGCAGATGTTCGTAAGAGAAAGTTGGGAAGACAAAGAGTTGGAGATGCCCGATTCGTGGACCGAGCTGATGGAGCCCGACCACATGTTCTTCGAGTGTGGCAGCGACCCACGGCACAACGATATAAGTCTGATAGGCGTTCTGCATGACGTAAGCCGGGAAGACCTATACAAGAAATTCGCAAGGGCAGAATACAATCTGACGATAGCCGACCTTGACAGCATCTTCGACATAAACCAGACAGACGACAGCAGCGAAGGCTACGAGTTCAACGAAGAGAAGCGACTTGAAAACCTCAGCTTCGACTACTCCAACAAAGGCAGACACTATGCGAGAGTAATCGAAGTGTGGACCACTGAGACCAAGGCAAGACTACAATGTTTCGACCCGATAGCGACGAGCGGCACGAAAGCCTACTTCCGCATAGACATGGACGATACGGCGATGATAGCGAAGCTTCGTAGCGACAACGAGAAGCGCAAGCAGCAGTATGACGAGGCAGGAGTGCCCGAAGACGAGCGAGCATACATCAAGAGCTGGGAGATAGCCGACAAATACTGGTATTACACCTATATGGCACCCGACGGAACGGTGCTATGCCAAGGTGAGACCCCCTATGACTACAAGAGCCATCCGTTTACGATGAAGCTGTACCCATATATCAACGGCGAGATACACCCGTTTATGGCGAACGTGATAGACCAGCAGCGGTATATCAACAGACTGATAGTAATGAACGACATGGCGATAAGAAGCAGTTTCAAGGGTTTCAAGATGATACCGACCACCGTGTTGGGCAATATGACCCCGGAGCAGTTTATGGAAAATGCCATAGAATACGACGGATGGATATTCTATACGCCGAAGAAGACCATGCCGAACATAAGACCAGAGATAATAACCTCGAATGCGGTGAATATCGGCACCAACGAACTACTGCAGATAGAGCTGAATCTGATAAGAGAAGTGAGCAATGTGAGCGGAGCCCTGCAAGGCAAGACCCCTTCGGCAGGAACGTCAGCCGCACGCTATGCGCAAGAAAGCCAGAACGCCACCACTTCGCTCTACACCATCCTTTCAGACATGGACGTGTTTACCGAGAAGCTTGCCACCAAGAAGTGCATGACGATCCAGCAGTTCTATGAAGATGGCAGGAAGGTATACGACAGGAATTTCAACAAGGTATACAAATACGACAGGTTGTCGGCAAGAGACATACACTTCAAGATAAGCATCAAGAACGCCGCTGCCACTGCCACCTACAACACCATGCAGAACGACACCCTTGACAAGCTGTTGGAGATGGGCGGCATAAACATCGTGCAGTATCTGCAGAACCTCAATGCCCCATTTGCCGACAAGCTGTTGGCAAGCGTACAGGAGCAGCAGGCGCAGCTCGAACAGATGTATGCACAGCAGCAACAGATGGCGCAGCAGCAAGGCGGAGGACAGGTAGACGAGAATGGTATTGTGCAGGGAGCCGACCAAGGAGCCGTGCAGCAGTTCTTCAATTACAATCAAGCAGCATAAGGTATGGCAGAGACAAGACAGATAACCGTCAAGTATGACGACATAAAGAAGAGAGTGAAGACGCAGATGTCCATAATCGGCAAGAGGCTCACCGACACCCAAGGACATATACTATTTACAGGAGTAACCCTATCCTCAGCCGAAGAAAGCGTATTGAAGCAATACACGAAAGATGCCGTATACGTATTTTCTGGACAGTTATCCCCCCATGTGGATGCCGTGACCGACACCGAAATCAACGTAGCCTTCCTTATCAAAGATACAAGAATCAACGACTTCAAGGCACAGCTGTTTGAAGAGAATTTCAGAAGCTACGTAGCGGCATACGTGGCATACGACATACTGACCATCAACCGGCTCGACATAGCCAAGAAATATGCCGAGGACATGGCGAACCACGTAAATGCAGCCTTACAGCTACTGTGTACGGCAGATGCGCCAGAAGCGAGCGGCAAGACGCTGTTGGACATGAAGGGCGAAGTGATATTAGAAGAGTGAAACGAAAAAGAGAGGAGAAGAAGATATGATAATAAGATTCCAGATAGTGAAGTCGGCAGTGATAGAAGCCGTGAAGAACGCCACCTATATGAAGGCGAGGATAGACAGCGCAGCCGACGATAAAGCGACAAAGATGAGTCTGCAAGAAACAGCAGGTACCGAAGACGTACACGACAGAACGCTGACCCATGACTTCAGGACAGCCCTTGAAGTGGTGAAGACCATCCTTGTAGACTACATAGTGCCAACGGCGCAGACGATAGGCGACAACGTAATCTTCTACAACGAGAAAGACGATGATGTGGTAGACTTCACGCTTGACGTGTCGAGACGTTACAACGGAACGCTCACCGATACCTTGGCGAGGATGACAGCCAAATACGTAGAAGACTACATGATGTACCAGTGGTGGTTGAAGACCAGCAACCAGAAGCAAGCCGAGCCATACCAAGCCTTCCTTGTGTTTGACGAGCAGAACATAAGACGCTGCTTTGTGCTGAGTGGTCCGAGAGTGCCCACCGTGCCCTACACGCAGAGCTTGACAGCCAAAGTAGACGGCAGCGGCAGCGACGGCGGCGTGACGATAGCCTTAGACGAAGAAGACGTGACCCTATCATACAGCATAGATGCCGGAGCCATAGATGACATAGAGGCAAGAAGCAGCGACCCGGAGATAATGGAAGTGCACCGAGACCGGGACCCCCACTGTTTCCGTCTGAAAGCGAAGAACACGGGAGTAGTGACAATAACGCTGTTCTCACGGCATAGCGACAAGATAGAAACAGAAGTAGAGATAACGATAGCAAAGGAGGTGTGACATGGAATTCAACGTATTACATCCCGAACACTACGACAGAGAACGAGGGTGGAAAGACAGTCGCAACCCGTTTGACGTGCGCAAGAAAGTGGCAGGACACACATATAGCGACAAGAGGATTTTCATCTACGCCACGCAGTTGTGGTATGACATAGACGGAACGACCATGATGGTTGGCAGGGCGAGACGAGGCAACCAGACCAACCAAGAAGAAGAGATACCGACGAGCGAGAACGACAGCGAGCGTCCAATCTTCTACCGGTGGTTTGACAAATACATATCAAAGGCAGAAGGCATACTGTCATCATACGTGATGAAGCCCGAAGGCAAGGTAAGAGACAACGCCTTGAAAGAATGGGACGAGAAAGAGATATGGCTAAGGATGCCCGACTGCTGGGACGATACCCGTTATGACGCATTGGTGCAGGCGATACACGATTATATATCTACAGGAGCATTGTATGAATATTTCCTGCTGAAGCTGACAAGCCGAGACCCATTGACGGTAGACAAGTACAGTCAGCTTGAAGATGCCGAATTAGAGATAACCGACAATGCCAACGCCATGAAGCCCGGCGGCATGATACACACACTAAAGCCATTCGGATAAGCCATGGGAGATTTTGACGACGTGAAGAGCGTGAGGGAGATAATGCAGGAGAAGAGGGCAAAAGCCAAGACCATACTCCCGGTGAAGAAAAGCGCACAGAAAGAGTTTCTGAGAGATTTCTTGGCAAGAAACCAAGAGAAGTTTGAGAGCTGCATGAACGAGCTTGCGGAATACGACCCGAAGACCTACGTGACGGTATACAAAGACCTCATGAAGCACATGATACCAAAGCAGAGCGAGGTGAGCGTGACGCACGGACTGGATGAAGACTTCAAGCAGCTTGCGGCATTGAGCGTGACAAAGGTAAAAGAAGGCAACGAGCTTGACGTGTCGAGAGTGGAGCAGATACAGGATGCAGATTACGAAGAACTAAACGATTTGGCAAATGGCACATGTGACTGAAAGAGAGATAGAAGACCTTGTGGCAGAGAACAGACGAAGGTACGACGAGATATACGGAACGTATGACCCTTGGACCGGAGAGAACTGCTACGACTTCGAGAACAGGGAGCTAATGGAGCTTCCTGACTTTCTGATAAAGAAGATGTGGGTGCCGAAAGAATGTATGCGCACCCTGCTGTACCGCCAGTTGAAACTCGTAGGCAGTCTGCAGGAGTTTATTATACGAGTATGGAAGAAGCCATACGAAGAAGGCGAGTACTTCACCAAGAGATACATAGCCCTGTTGACCTTCGAGATAATGAAGGTGAGGTTTCGTGAAGACCCCGAATTTGCCCTGTATGCGACCGACAAGATAGAAGACAAGGTGTCGGGAGACATGATACCCTTCAAGCTGAACTATCCCCAGAGGAAGCTGCTGAAAATCTTTGAAGACCTGCGCACAAGCGGAGCTGCGATACGAGTGGTGATATTGAAAGCAAGGCAGTGGGGCGGTTCGACACTGACCCAGCTATACATAAAATGGATACAAGACTTCCGAAGAGACGGATGGAACGCCATAGTGCTTGCGCAGCAGAAGAACACGGCGAAGAAAATCAAAGCCATGTACAGGAAAGCCTTGGAGCATCAGCCCGGCTGGACAGTAGGATGCAGCGGAGCCAAACTGCAGTTCTCGCCATACGAAAACTCCCCCGACGACTTCCAAGTGACAGACGGTATAAGAGCCATAAGGCGCAGTACGCTGACCGTGGCATCGTTCGAGAACTTCGATTCAGTGCGAGGCAGTAACTTCCACTGTGCGCATTACTCCGAGGTGGCATACTGGAAGAAGACCCCCGAACATGATCCTGAGGGTGTGATTTCGTCTATATCGGGAGGTATAAGAAACCAAGAAGATAACTTGGAGGTGTTTGAGAGTACAGGAAAAGGAAATTCGGGATTCTTCTATGACAAGTGTCAGTTGGCGATGGACGAGAAGAACAACGACGCATACAGATTCCTCTTCATACCCTGCTTCTTCATAGAGCACGACATGGAAGAAGTGAAGAACGAGAAAGCCTTTGCCCGATGGCTGCTGCAGAACAGAGACAGGACGACCTGCCCGAAAGGCTACCGAGAGACAGGAAAGTTCTTCTGGAAGATGTGGGAAAAGGGAGCGTGCTTCCAGGCAATAGAATGGTACAGAAACTTCCGCAACAAGTTCACGACCCATGCCTTCTGTGCTACCGAGGCACCAGTGGACGAAGAAGACGCTTTCAGAAACTCCGGCAACCTCGTGTTTAACCCATACAGCATAGACGATCTGCAGAAGAAATACAAGAAAGCCCCGATGTATACGGCAGACATAGTGGTGAACACAAGCCACAAGAACGAGGAGACGATAAAGAAATCAAAGATAGAGATAAGGACCGACGGAGAGGGCGACTTGAAGATATGGGCAGTGCCGAACTGCCTGAAGATAGAGAACAGGTATATCGTAAGCGTGGATATAGGCGGCAAGAGTACAACATCCGACTACACGGTGATGACCGTTATAGACCGCTTCGGTCTGATACCAACGATAAAAGGCAAGCCGAGAGTGGTGGCGAGATACCGAGGGCATGTGCGCCACGACAAGTTAGCATGGATGGCGGCAGCCTTGGCGCACTACTATGACGATGCGCTGTTAGTGATAGAGAGCAACACGGCAGACCGGGAGAAGAACAACAACACCGAGGGCGACCACTTTCTGACCATCTTGGAAGAGATAGCGGACTACTACGACAATCTGTATCAGAGGACGAGCAGTTCGGAAGACGTGGGCGAGAACGTGCTGATGAAATACGGTTTCCAGACCAACAAGCTGACGAAGCAGCAGATAATAGACAACTTGGAAGAGTTTGTGGACGATATGCTGTGGGACGAGCCCGACAAGGAGATGTATCACGAGCTGAGGATATACGAGCGCAGGGAAGACGGCAGTCTTGGCAATATCGTGGGCAGCGGAAATCATGACGACGTTCTGATGAGTACCGCGATAGGTCTGTGGGTAAGTCTTTGCGACATGGAGAAGCCGTATTGGAAGAAGAAAGAGAAGACGAGTGGCGGAGGAGACGGAGTACATTCGGTTGCTAAGATTTGACGATTTGACGAGTTGACAAGTTGACGAGTTGACAAGGGGAATTTAAAACAAAAAAGATATGGAGAGAAATAGTGAGACGCAGACGCTGAGTTATAGCAAAGGCATGACGAATGTGCCGAGCGACATGTTGTCGAGCGACAGCGAGTTGCAAGAGTCGATAGGTTTCATTCACAAGGACGGAGAGATGAAGCCAGTGCAGGACGCTGTACAGATAGGCAATGTGCCATATAAAATAATGTACGTGCATAAGATGCCGGACTACGAAATGCTGATAGCCTATGACGGTACAGACAAGATACACTGCTATAGCATACAAGGCGTGGAGAACATAACGAGCGAGCAAGAGACAGGCAGCTACAGTCTTGGCGAGACGTACAGCATAAGCAGTGTGGGCAATACCCTTGTGGCTGCTACAAGCAAAGGGCTACACTACCTGCTGTTCAAGGGCGGTACATACAAAGACTTAGGTACAGAACTGCCCATACCGACCATGAAGTTCAAGACCTTGGCGACAGAGCTGATAAGCAAGAAGAGAACCGTGTGCGCCTTGAACGAGATAATAGACTACACGAGGATGTGGGCAAAGTATGGCGACAACGGAGACCTGACAGAGATTACAGAATACAATACACCATCAACGCCAGACAAAGAGATATACTACGAATATCACGTGAAGAAGAACAATGCCGATGCGGAGAGCAGCTTCCAAGATGCCGTGAGAGGCAATGTGGCAGAAGGCATAAAGAAGATAAAAGAAGAGAACCACTTCGCCTTTCCTTTCTTCGTGCGTTACGCCCTGCGTCTGTATGACGGCAGCTATGTGAGGATAAGCAATCCGATACTAATCTGTCCTACGATAAACAGGAACTTCCATTTCACGCCAGTCCGATACAATTCAGAGACGAACACCTACGAAGACTGTCCTTACGACGGAACGAACTTCGTGACCAAATTCATGTGGTTTCCGTGGTATTCCGCATTATCCTACTACGTTAGTGTGAGCAATGCGGAAGAGTGGAAAGACATAGTAAAAGACGTGGTAGTGTTCGCCACAGACGAAGTTGAGCCGTTTGACTTGACCGGTGAGTACGAATTCAGAAGCGCATTGGAGGTAAATGGCAGTTGCTATGCAAACCAAGTGTCGAGGAAAGAAGTACAGCCGAGCTTGACGGGGGAAGACAAGGAAATAGAATTCAATCACTACTATAATTTCAACATCAATACATACAAGGCAAGGCACGTGATAATGCCTGTGAAATACAAGTCGGATGATGAGATAATAGACGATTTGCTGAAAAAGACACAGTTCTACAAGCTGTTCAGCCTGAGCATAGAAAAAGGCGAGGCAAGCGACGTGACCTACAAGGAAGCCCCTATAAAGCAACACGTGGTAGAGAATCTGACAGAGCAGGAGCAGTTGGAGACAGACGACTACTACGGCTGGACAAAGACCTTTGCGAAAAAGATATTCCCCTACAACAAGAGGATAAACCTGATAGGCATAGAAAGGAAGCCATTCGATGGTTTCGGTTATTTCATGCCGATAACGTCGGTACTATCGAGTCCGGAAGTGGAATCCTCCTCGGCAGATGCGGCAGAATACGAAGTGTATACCCATATAGTATCGGAGAGCATGGATGCGTGGGTGAAGTCAGAACGCACCTATACGGCACTGCCGGAGATGCTGAACGGCTGGATGTACTATCCCGATCCGCATGCCACGGAGATGAGAGTGGTGAAGAAAGGAACGTCGATGGGCGTATCGCTGAAGCTGAGGACCCACCCGATGCTGAACGGAGCATACAGCTTCGGCAGTCTGCCGTTTCCGAGAGTGAGCCAAGCCGAATACACATGGCAGATGCTCATACTGCCGAGATTAGACGAGACGGCAAGAGATGTGTTTGATTCCAACGTGTACACCTCAGAAGTGAACAATCCGTTTGTCTTTGCAGCATCGGGCGACAATCAAGTAGGAACAGGAAAAGTGTTAGGGATAATAGCCAATACAGAAGCCGTGAGCCAAGGGCAGTTTGGACAATATCCGCTGATAGTGTTCACGACTGAGGGTATCTACGGATTGTCGGTAAGTACAGACGGACTATACAAGAGTTCATACCCGGTATCGAGAGAGGCATGCGATGAGGATTCTCCTTTGGTGCCGACAGACAATATGGTAGTCTTTGTGTCGAAGAAAGGACTGATGGCAACGACAGGCGGACAGGTGGCATGTCTGAGCGGACTGCTGAGCGGACGTGCGGCAGAGAACTTCGTGACGTTAGGAGACGGGAGTTTTCGAGAGTTTGTGAAAGGCAGTCTGATAGCCTATGACTTCAGAGATTCGCTGTTGAGGATATACGGCAAGGGCAAGACCTACCAATACATATATAATATAGGAGACAAGACCTTTGCAATGACGGACAGCGGCATGGAGGCTCAGGCAGTGGTGAACAACTACCCAGACAACCTTATACAGGACACCAAGGGCAACATATATTCGTTGACGAGGAAACCCGACATCAACGACGACGAGAGAGAGTATGATGGAGAGATAGTGACAAGACCGCTGAAACTTGGCGGTTCGCTGACGCTGAAAAGTCTGCGAAAGATAAAACATCTTGTGGATACAAGGCAGGGAACGGTAGAACTGGAGATATGGGCGAGCAACAACGCAAGAGTGTGGTGCCAGCTACATAGTCTGAAAGGCAAGCCTTGGAGCTACTTTGTGTTTAAATACACGTTGAGAGGCTTCAAGGCGAACGATTCATTTTCGGGAACAGTAGTAAGGGTGCAGAAAAGGCGGAATATCATCGGGATGTGATATGCGCTTTCAGTCCCCACAGATAGCCGAGCCAAAAGCAGTATAGATGAAGAAGAGCATTGATGTTGGGGAAGAACATGGTGAGGAGGATGAAGGGCATGACCGTTTTTGCGGCATCCTTCAACCTCTGCGTTTCTCCCCACATAATGCCGAAAGTGGCAAAGAGGAATCCAGACAGTCCCATGGTGGGTTCGTTGACCCATGTAGGGAGGAAGCTGGCGAGAGACGCAATGATGAAAGCCGGCAGGACGGCAATCCTGTTTTTGATGTTCCACAACACTATGAGGTTAATGGCGAGGTGGAAGACGTTGGCATGAAAGAAGCTGTATACAAAATGGTTGACGAGAGGACCGCCGTGACAGAAGCCTATATGCCAGAAAGCACAAAGGAGACAGACGACGCTAATCGTTATTTTTGGCGGCAAGTTTCTTTCTCCGTATATCCATTTCTCGATAATCTTTACCATACCTCTTGTAATAGCAGAAGATAAACTTTAAATTCTTGGGCTGCATGAAAAATTCGGGAGCCGGTTCACAGACAAGGAACTGCGTGACGAAACGCAAGGACTTACCGATAAACTGCTTACGCTGCGAGAACTCAATGTATTTCTCGTAGAGAGAATAATAAAGCCTTCGTTTTGGCGGTTTCATACGGTCAACGACGGAGAAGTCTCCGACGATCATGTGTCGCAGTTTCTCCCACGCCTGTTGTGCTGAGATATAATAACGTGGAGCCGGAGAAGATACAACCTTCTCCCATGCTTCCTTTTGTGAGTGGCAATGAGGAGCCACCATCCTGTAGACTTTCAAGAGGTCTTCCCTTTGTCTGACAATCAATTCATAGTTCGCTTTGGTCATTCAGTGTGGTATAATTAAGATGCGACAAATATACGAAATAAATTGAATATGAGCAAGATAGGAGACGTATAAGTTTAAAAAAATAAAATAAAACAGCCTACGAATAACAACGTGGCAGAAAAAACGCTATATTTGTGGCTAATTATAACAACGCAAAAAGGAATCGACTAAAATATAATATATACGCTTATGGAAAAAATGGAAGAAAATCCGCTGTCAGAAGAAGACCGACAACGGATAATAGACGGTTTGATGAACAGAAAGATATGGCGGTACTACAAGATGCTTTCGAAGTGGGCACCTATGCTGATGATGTTCGGTCACTGGTATGGCGTGTGGGACTACGGACGCTATCCGAGGGCTATGATATTGGACACGGAGGTGAACGGCAACTGCATCATCTGGATATACGTGTTGGCATATGTGTATACACCTTTGGCTATGATACCCGTGAGTTTCTTTTTCCGTTACTGCTGGATATACAGAATACCGTTCTTCTACTTTTTCGGCATCAATGCGATACGGCTTTATTACCGACACTGGCTGATAACTCCTGAACAGTTGGAGATGCACCATGTGTTTATCATATTCACTTTAATACTATACAATTATGGAATTATCAAAATCGCTCTTACACGTGGCTGGTTCAGCCTACAGAATGTTGCAAGATGGAGAATGTGGCTTTACAGAAGAGGAAGAAGAAATAGTGAGAAGGAACCTACTGAACTGGATGGATAACAGGCACCACTATGACGAGAAGACCGGCAGAGCCTGCATAGCAAACATCTACTATTTCAAGGACGATACGCACAAGGAGTATGCGCCCTATTTCGACCATGAGGATATGATGGAAGAATACGGGAGGCTGCGAGACGAGTTGTTCGGGTATACGTACTGGGACTTTGCCGTGACGCTGAACGTGATGTTCAGTAATCATCATGAGACGCTGAAAAGAGTGTCGAAGAGGGGAGAAGAGCTGCTGAGGACGACAGGCAGGATGGCGGTGAACTTTCTCAATGACGAGGACACGGGACACCCTTCGGATAAAATATGGTGGTACATGAACGGCTAAATTGGAACACTGCAAAAGGAACGCATGAAGAGATATATCTTTGTCAACAGAAATAAAAAAATAATGACATAAAAGAATGATGACAGAGATAGTACATACACTACTGGAAGAGCACCTATACAGGGCGGCATTGATAATAGCCATCTGTATGGGTGCTATTATTATAGCCATGTTTGCCGATCTTGTGTCGGGCGTGAAGAAAGCTATAGAGAACGGCGAGGCAACGACATCGACCGGGTTCAAGAAGACGTGTGACAAGGCGAGGAAGTATTTCACGCCGTTCTTGGCTGTGATGTGTGTAGACATTATAGCGTGTATCATCATCCCGTTGCCAGTGTTCAGCATGATATGGGCAGGTTATGTGTGCTTCTGCGAGTTCAAGAGCGTGAGAGAGAAGTCGTGGGAGAAGGCGGAGATAAGGAAACAGGAACGGACGCTGAGCATACTGCTTGAAAATAAAGAAGATATAGCGAAAACGATAGCGGACCTTATAAAGGAGAACCAAAAGGAGGATAAATGATGAGAAAGATAGAGAGGATATTTGTACATTGTACGGCAAGTGCGCAGTCGTGGGGCGTGAAAGAGCTGTGGGCAGAGTTCAAGAAGAAAGGATGGAAGAATCCGGGTTATCACTATGTGGTGACGAAGGATGGAGCGATACATCAGATGTTGCCTGTGGAAGAGGTGTCGAACGGCGTGCAGGGTTATAACAGCACGGCGATAAACGTGGCGTATGTGGGCGGCATATACAAGGCGAACAACACGTTCGGCAAAGTGGTATGGAAGCCTACGGACAACAGGACTGCAGAGCAGAGAATGTCGCTGCGGAAGCTGCTGACAATATTGAAAAAAAAACATCCGAATGCGAAAATAATGGGACACAGAAGCATTTGGGGAGAAGACAAGCCCGACAGGTGGAAGAAGAGTTGTCCCTGCTTCAATGCGGTAGAGGAATACAAGAATATAAAAGCATAGGCTATGGAAGATTTCGATATGGGCGATATGTTGCGGAAGCTGTTGACTGCATTCTTGGCATTTATCATGGCGGTGGCGATATGTGGCATTATCGGTGCGCTGGCAGGCTGCAAGAGTGTGGAGTATGTGAAGGTGCCGGAATATCATACGGAGTATAAGACTAAGACCGACTCTTTCGTGAAGAGGGACAGCGTGTACTTCAAAGATTCGATATATGTGGTTCAGCGAGGCGACACCTTATATTATAATAAGGTGGTGTATAGAGACAGGTACCGCAACGTGTATAAGGCAAGGACGGACACGGTGGTACGGCAGGATTCGATAAGAGTGCCATATCCGGTGGAGCGGACGCTGACGAAGACGGAGCGTTGGCTAATGGGGGTTGGCAAATGGGCTATGGTGCTGCTGTGTGCGGTGGTGGTTGTTGCGGTGGTCCGTGTGATATGGTGGTATAGGAACAAAAAATGTTGAGGCTATGGGTGTCGTGTCGGATGAATTGAAGATGATAGATGCTCTGCTGATGGAGTTTCACGAGCGGATACAGAGTGGCAGGGGCTTGACGAACAGGGAGCAGAACAGGATGATGTTGAGTTTTCTGCACCAGATAGCCAACAAGGACGAGCCGAAGAGCAAGACACAGGCTTGCGAGTACGTGAGGGTGTCGAGAGCTACGTTTGATAGGCTTGTGGCATGCGGCAAGATGCCGAAAGGAAAGAAGATAAAGGGTTTTACGGAATTGGTTTGGTATGAAAAGGATTTGGATAAATATATAGATAGGTTAGTGTTGTGATTTGCTCAAAAATTTATACCTTTGTGGTATAATCAACAACTTTAAACTGGAAATCCCCACTCGGCGAGGTGTCGGGTGGGGATGGTTTGTTCCTGATAAGGACAGTATTCCACAACTCTTGTTTTAACCAAGAATGTCATTGATTTTCTTTTCTACGAACTCGTCAGTAGTAATATCCTTTATAAACCCGTCAATATCCGGCAACTCTGCATCAATATTGTCTTCTTGCATTTTTGAGGTAAGCATACCAATTACTAATTTCGTCCAAGGACTATTAGCCATGCCTGTCAATGAATTCTTTTGAAGCTCATAAGCTTTCTTTAACTCTCCGTTATCACGGAAAGACCTAAGGACTTCCGTTAATGCTGCGACAAAGTTCTTATCAGACATCGAATTGTTCTTTGCTTCTTCCAGTTTTATCATAAGGAAGAGTAAAGATGAATGTAAAGCTGTTTCGTTCATAATTTCTTCTTTTTTATTGCCTTGGTGATACGGTGGTCTTTAAAATCGACTTTATATCCCGCTCCTGGTAACAATATGCGATTATAGCAGAGGTAACGAAATATCCAATAAGGCGTATTGTGCCTCATTATCTTCTTTGCCAATCTAATCTTCATACGCTACTCCTCCTTATCGAATTTATTGCCAACAACAGTCCATTTTTTAAACAATACTAAGAAAGAGAATGCTCTGTTTTCATATTCATCTTTGTCAATTAGCATAAAGGATGAGCCGATCTCATTCCAAGTAACCGTTCTCTTTTCAAATGGGAACTCTGGGTTTCTTATAATATCCCCTTCCCAAACCTCTTTGTCTTTGCAGTCTTTCATTCCTGTGAACTGGCAGACAGTAGAAGGGTCAACGGTAACAAATCTATCAGTATCATCTGTATGCTGCACGATACATACAACTCCGTGTGGTTCGTGAAATAAGTCACCAATCACCCATTTTCCGCTACAAAGGCTCTTAGCCTTAAATTTGATATTTTCTATTCTCATAAGCTATTCATATAAAATTGTTATTGTTTTTACTTTTATCTACCTTCAATATAGCTTCTTTTGCTTTATCAACCGAATGAAACGAATACTCTGGGCAAAGGTTATATGCACCATAATCCCAATAATGGATAAGTCCAAATAACAATGAATGTCTCTTGTCTACACGATAAGCACGGATTGGATTACCACAAGGGTCGTAATGTATGCCTTTAACAGCCTTGCTTTCACGATACATATCTACTATCCTATAGGTTGCCATAATTATTCCTTTCCTCTACGATTTTTTAAATGCAATACTATAGTGCAAAATGCTATCAATAGTACTAATAATTGTCCTGCTTCCATATTACTTGCTTTTTAGTTCTTCAATTCTTTTATCGCAACACTCTATCATTCGTTTGAAGAAATCTTTTCTCTTCTCCCAAACGAAGATTTGGTCGTACTTACCAACATAATAGTCTCCCGACAAGAGGTTATTAATGTATATTCGTACTATTTCTTGCGACCAGCTATCTATAAAAAGAAAATAGGTTTCACGATTAGGGTGCACCATAAGGTACTCGTAGTAATGAAAATCATCATTTTTAATAAATGTCACTCCACACCCTTTTGTTAACTGACTTATGTCTTTTAATACTTCCATAGTTATTCCTCCACTTTTACACCAAACGGAACTCCGTCGGCAAAGGTGTATTCCTCGAATAATTCATTATAATCAGTTGGTCTATTATTAAGACCAACTGTAGCAAAGAAATCACCTACAGCTTTGAGAATAAAATATTTTCCGGAAACTTTCAACTTCACCCATCCAAGCGGTGAATGTTTTTGCATTTCTTGCCAACATTCTTCTGTATGGTTGAATGGGCGATACTTAGGTTCTGGCTTGATGCGGAAACTGCTGGGGTCTTCTGCAATTGTTTCAATTGGCAAACCGTCCCTTTCTGTTAAATCAACCCATTCGCCTTTCTCGTTTATAATTTGAATAACTTTATCTTCCGCAAAAGCAGAGATTATATCCATGTTCTTTTTTATGCTTTTTCTATCCATCATTTATCTTTTCGTTAGTTAAACTGTTATCTTGATATCCTCTTTGATTGATGCGAGGATATTTTGAAGCTCGTGAACGTAAGCGATACTGCATAGTTCTTTACCGCAGTAGAAAGCGGCGTACCCATCCGATATAGGGTAGTGCTGGATTTCTACGCAACAATCTTCGTTTTCGTAGGTGTACCATTCAAAACCGTCCTCATCTACACGGTGTTCTGTTTCCTTAAAGTTGTTCTTTTCGAGGAAATCCAAAGTGACAGGAATTCCTCTAATATCATCGCACCAAATTCTATGAGATGTTTCGTCTTCTTCTCTGTCGAGTTGAAGTAGAGATGCTAATCCTCTTTTGCAAAAGAAAGTCATTTCGCTGTCTATACCTACGACTTCACATAGTTTGCCTTTGGGTATTACGACTTCATCACTACTTACTTTCACGAAATTTCCTATTCTTAGGTCTTCTGGGTTAATCATATTCGTTTATTTTTTATCTTCTCCCTGCTGTCACCAAAATAATAATGGATTGGAGTCTTTATGAGAGCCTTTCACTCATTAACGGTCTTCGATGTGTACTAAATGCTTGATGCCTTTTCCACATAAGAGTGCTCTGAGGTGAATTGTCAAGCGGTAATTGATATTTTACGGCTACACCTAATGCCAACCAATCTAATTCGAGCACGACTTCTTCATTATTATCTTAATTTCACCAAGGAGAGGATGGTTAGTTACTAAAGTGCATCAAAATCTTTTTCGACTCTGTGAAAAGCATTTTCTATAGCTTTCTTTATAGCGTCAGACTCTTGCGGTGCAAACTCTCTTATATCTCGCAATGCACAACCGAGATTGCGTTCATTAAAATCTTTGTTGTTATTATTTTCGCAATATCTACTGATTGTTATGCGGTAAGTTTCTATGAAGTCACTTAACCGGTTAGCTAATTCTAATTTTGTTCTATCCATGTTCTATTTATGATTCATTCTACTTCTGCTGTCTTCCAGACTTGGGAGCCGCCCAAGTCCTTCTCTTCACCACAATTCATTTCCAGCCAGTCTATTAGGCTATCCTTTACTTCTTCTCTGTCTTCTGAGTCGTCATATGATTCAATGACAACTGTAAATTTGTATTTCATATTATTACTATTTATATCCTTTGCAGGATGGTTAGTCTTCTACAATAAATCCATTTTTTGTGCAAGTATCAATAGCTCTGACTGCTATCCAAATAGCTTGCTTCTGCTCTTTATCTGTAAGATTTCTTCTAACCTCACATAACTTTCTCTTTGCTTCTGTTGCTTCCATATTCTATTTATTTATGCCTAAGGCAGTTTTACACTATTTTCCTTGATATATAAACTGACTAAAATCCACCTCATTGTGAATAAGGACGTTTACAGCCATTAAACCATTTATGAGAAGTTCCAACTGTTCTTTGTTGATAAAGAACAATTTTCTTTCTATCTTCCCATTTTCGTAAGCACCAAGAAGAACTCTATCATCTTTAACTTCTATGTTTATAAAAGGGTTGTTCTTTGATGTTATATCCAAACTATATTTACCCATACCTACACCTCCATTTCGTGATTAATACTAAGTCCAAAGAAAAGATGCTGTAGTTGGTGGACGTATTTTATCCCTTCTTTGAGGATTTCACCTCTTTGATAAAAATCCCAACCATCATACTCATGGTAAAGTTCAAAGCATGTATAGCACTCATCATCATCTATGTCGCCACCTGTAAACACCTCGTCCAATCTCCAGGATTCAATATAATCTGTATCCTCTTCCCACCTATTCTTCTCTAAAATATCTGAAGTAAGACTTACTGGCTTTATATTCTCAACGCCCACAAAGCAATACACCAATCCTTCTTCGGGGCAAGACAAATCAAAATGGATTCCATCCCTTGGCTCTTTGACAATCATTACTTTGTTGTCATACATAACAACATCACCGATAATATATTCTTGTTTCATACACTTTACTTTTTACGATGATTATACTTCTTTATAGCATCCTTCCTTGAAGCAGCCATAATTTTTACTCCCTTTATGGTAAACTCGTGTTGTACCTTTGGCTTACATTTCTGTTTGTCAGAAGGCGAACTAACTTTCGGAGTGTTGGGTCTAATACATGGAGTGCTAAATGGGAAATCATCCATTTGATAGTCTAAATGAGAAACAATTCCAATCATTGATAATAATTTATTCATACGCTTCATTCCTAAACTTCTTTATATATGATGTTTTTATGGTCAGCGCGGTCTGTGCTATAGCAGCCTCCAGCACATGCACCACCATTGTCAGCAAAGAAACAACCTTCACAATCCGTAAGGCTTTCATCAACCTCTACTACCTCTAAAGAAATTTTTTTCTCCAATCTTATATTCTTTCATTGCTCACCTCCTTTCTTCTTAGGAACATACTCATCTAACTCATCGTCATACTCATAACAGTCTGGGCAGTAGTGATTATCACCAATTTCTACCCATTCGGATTCCATTGCTTGCTCTCTTGCTGAACAGATGTCAGTCCAAGCGATAATGCCATCATCTTCGCCAAAAGTCTTTCCACATCTGTCACAGACTACGGAATACATTGTAACTGGTTTAATCATTTCTCATCTCCTTTCATAATCAAGCCAAACAACTCATCTATGAATATCCAATCAGTTAAACGATGTGCTTTGACTTCCTTTTCCCACATTTCTTGATATGTGTCGCAAGTGGTTTTATCAAGCTCGTCGTTCATATCGTAGAGTTTTCTATAACCGAATTCTTTTGAGAATGCAAGAACTTTTCCGTTGTCATTTCTCGGAACTTCTATAGCTGGGTGAAGCAAGTTCTTCAAGAACTCTTCTTGCATCCATTTAGCACCAGCATTATAAGCATCTGATAATTCTTCTATACCGTCGTATATATCACCCATTTGGTCTTCTATAGACATAGGATTTTCTTCTGCATAATGCTTAGCAGCTTCTTCGATTTTATTATAGTCAATCATACTCGTTTTGTTATTTAGTTATTTCGATCTTCATTTTCACATTATTCTCACACAGTTCGTTCATTCCCTGCTCTATTGTGGAGTAGAGTAGCTTGCCGAGCTGTAAACAAACATTGTCTTTGGATTCACTGTTGTCCATGTGGGTGTTTTCAAAGACTTCAAAGTATTCTTCTGCTCTTACGGTCATGCCGTTGTCGGCAGCTTCGATGATAAATTCTTCAGTCATATTTTTAATCTTATTTTACATTTAACTTAATTAAGGTTGTATAAAACCTCTTTTGTGTTAATACTTTTGCCTGTAAGGCGAAACAACACTATATTTGCAGTGCATTTTAATCAAGGAGTTATCTCCTCTCGGCGGCAAAGCCACCGCTCTCCGTCCGTTTCTCCAAAGAGAAAAGACACTGCCCTTAGTCCCGTGCTGAGGGCTTTTTCGTTGTGTGTCGGCTTCACATGACGACTTCCGTAAGCAATTCCGCTTCGGATGCAATAGCCGAGGAAGGAGGTATACTCCACTATGATTAAAATGCACAAAGAGAGCGGAGTGAAAGAGGTATATTGTCGATACATTATACGTAACGGCAAACGATACTACCCCAAAAGGGCAAAATACTTTCATTTCTTCGTAAAGGCGTAATCGATGCGCTTTGACTCTTGGGGAGGTGTTCACGGGCATCTCCTTTTGTTTTGTCTTCTGCACCTTGCTTTAGTAGCTCTACGTTCATACCTATTCATAGGTATAACAGGAGTTTCAAAGCGTTCCATCATTTCATATCTGTGCATTTGAATATCATCATCTAATTGTTGATTAGATACAATATCCTTTGCTAATCTGCTAAAATTTTCTGCATCTATATTAGCAGATATAAAGCTATTGGACTGTGGCATTTGTCTTACTTTTGTTATTCTATTTCCTGTTCTTTAAGTTTGTTAAAATCCTCCTCTGACTCACAGTCGAAGATGACTGTCGGAGTTATGTATCCAAGGGCAATATCACACATGGATTGAAGAATTACACTGCGGTCATAGAGAATGCTGTCTATCATCTGCAGGCGTTCCTCTGACAGCCTTCCGAGTTCGTGCAGTTTGTTTGCGTTTCTGACAAGAAATAGCCGTGTCAGCTCCTCTTCACTATTGAGATCGGATGCGTAGACAACGAAGTGCTTCTTTGTCAGTACACGCCATATCGCTTTAATTCTTTCCTTAATCATATTTATCCGTATTGTTACTTGTATGTTACGTTTCTCCGAAAGTCAATTTCATCTGCTGGAACTTCTCGGCATACCATCGTTTGTATGATTTATATCCATCTCTCTAAGAATCGTACTGTGTACCCTCTGCATGTTTTACCAAGTTTGGCTCTGTTCCTAAATACGGATGGGGTGTAGTTCAAATACTTTGCTGCTGCTTTTTCTGTACTAAACTTAATAACATTTCCGTCTTTTTCCAATTCGGTCACTCTCTTGTATTGACTATTTGTGGCTATTCGCTTTCTTAGTCCCATCATTACAGCGTGCCGTTGATTATTAGAGTTGTTACACCATTCAAGATTATTTATATTATTATTTGTCTTAACACCATCAATGTGATTTACCTGATTGAAATTATAAATATTATTTATAAATGCCGTAGCAACGAGTCTATGAATAAAATATCTTTTCAAATTTCCATTGGCAGAAAGGCAAACTCTTAAATATCCTTTGTTATTTTTGACACCTTTAAGAATATCTGGATGTTTATATCTGCCGTAATCTGCATTAAGAACCCTTCCATGTGAACTAACAAAATACTTGCTATCTCCAAATATATCTACCCAATCCTCGTTAGCCAATTCCTGTATATGGTGAATAGGATATTTGTTAATCTTTTCAAATATTTCTTGCATCTTCATTGTTAAAATCAATTTTTGTTTGTAAGAACGTTTCTGCGTACCATCTTTTGTAACTTTTTCCACTTATCCACCATGAATAAATAGATTCCGCTATTTCGTTTTCTTGCTCCTCTGTCAAGCGGTCAGAAGAGGAGCTGGATGAAAACCCTGGTGTTGCGAGATTCCACACGCCTCTGTTTTGTCTTCTGTCCAAATATCCTTTTGGTAGGAATTGAGGCGTTTTGCCCCCACCCAGTGTCCTGGGTCAGGATGCTTGATGTAGCCGTCATCTGCTTTTCGGAGCAATCCTCTGACGTTGACGGAAGGTACCATGTCTTCATGGACATTCCACCAGACATATCCCTCTTCGAACACAGCACCGCTGCGGATGGCTTTTATCGCCCTTATCCAGCCTCGTTTTACGTGCGGATAACGAGCATTTTCGAGCATCTTCTGCTTGTGCGAACTCATCGGGCAGCTTATGCAGCCTATGCGGTGCCAACCCTCGTTGTAGAGCGAGCAATGCGGTACTCTCACCACGTCGTTGAGAAATTCCCATACGTCCTGCTCCGTCCAGTAGATGATGGGCGAGATGAGCAGACTTTCTTTGCCGTGGATGCAGCCTAACGTCTGTTCCTCGTCGGCATTGGTGATGTTCACTCCGTCTGCCTTCGACTTCCGCTTCATGCGTTTAACCCTCTGCTCCTGTCGGTATTTCTCAAGTTCGTCGAGGTCGCCACTGAACTTGCGGTTGTTTATCTCCACCTCATTGCGCTTTGCTCGGCGCGAGCTCTCTGCCTTGCGGATGCCGATTAGCGTAACCTTGCCAGCACCTGCCGTTTCCTTGTATTCGGCACAACACCAGCGCACACGCATGGTAGGCAAAATATGCTTTTCGATGGCTATCTGGAATATGCTCTTCTTCGGCTTTATGAGTTCCACTTCGGGATAGTTCTGCTTTACGAAGCGAATTACTTCGGGCGGATCCACGCTCGTAAGATTCATGTGACCTTGAAATTTCACTCCTGCCAACTGCGTCATGTGGTAGAGAGCCTGCGAGTCCTTGCCTCCACTAAATGCCAAGTAATAGCCTTGCTCGGTATCATAGTTGAGGGAAATCTTCTCAGCCTTCTGCAACAGCTCCACTGAATGCAGCATCTTCTTTCGTAGTTGTGCTGAAGCACGTTTTAAAGCTTCAGCAAGTGTAAGATTTATCTCCATGTTTTTACCCTTGATTGGTGTTTTATTTATTGCTCTTTGTCTTTATTCCCTCCGCATAGCGCACAGAAGATGAACGCTGCGAGGAGGGAGAGGGTTAATATTAGGATTGTCATAATCAGTCCTCCTTATAATATGGTTCGGTTGTACCGAGAAGATGCTTGGTCTTCTCGTTGTAAGGGATGCAATATTTGAATATCCCTAATGCTGTCACATAAGAGAAGCTTCTATTGTCATATTTACGCCCATAAAAGGAAGGACGCCAAACTTCATCTTTGTAGTCTCGTACAAGAACCTTGTCGAAAGGCTGTAACGTGTGGTCAGGAGAATTGGCGGCTTCTATCTCTCTAAGGAGTTTGTCGATTTTCTCTTTTACTGTATGGACGCGCTCTTCGTCTTCTATCTTGGTGTATGACAGAGTGTCTTGAATACTGTATGTCGTGAGTTTTCCTGAGGTGGTAATACCTTTGGTTGCCTCGAACGTTGTGTACTCGTCATCTACATACCCCTTAAATGTAAGGTATCTTGGAAGTACGCTGTCTGAGGTATTTTCAAGAATATCGCCTTCTTTCCAGGCGAATTTGGACCAGTCCTTCATCTTTTTTGAGGGGAAAAGAGTCATTTCTGCTTGCGCTTCGTCTCTGCTTTTAATTTTTCCGTCTTTCGTAAAAGACCATGTGCCAGAACAGGCCGTGCAAACTTCTATTATGCTTTCTTCATGAAGTCCATGGATTTTATATAAAGATACAGTGCCGAAGATGGGGGTCCATAACTTTGTTTTGTACTGCTTTCTTTTCAATATTTCTGCGATATTTATCATAATTGTTATTTTTTTATTTTCTCATTAAATGGATTTTCGTAACCTTATGCACCATGTTTGGTTGCGACTTGTTGAATTCTTCCAATAACTCTCGCTCGTAGTCGCATTGGGTGTACCAGCGTTTTGGGACGAGTGTGACCTTTGCCCTTATACGGCTGCCATCGTCGAGAGTGAGGATAGCGTGACGTGATTGTATAAAATCTTGAGACATGACGTTCTTGTTTTTATGATTTTTCTTTGTTTGGGGGATTGAGTTCTTCGTTGACGTTGCGGAGAGAGACGGACTGGATGGTGTGGGCTTTAGGGTCTAAGCCGTGCTTTTGGCAATAGAGTACCCACGCATCGTAGCCGTGAGGTTTTTTCTTCTCTTCCTCCCTTTTCTTCTCTTCCTCAGCCTGCTTGCGTCTGATTTCCGCTTCGCCCCTTGCGGCGAGAAGGTCTTTCTCGAAGTCGATGAGAGACATCATAATATCTTGCGGATTGACGGAGCCTCCGCTGTAGAGCTTGCGGTATTCCCCGTTGGTGAAGCAGACAAAGAAATAGTCGAGTTCGGCAGGAGTGAAGTAGAAGAACTTGTCGCAGATGCGCCGTGCGAGAGTGGTGACTTGATAACTGGTAACATTACCGTAGGCACCGAGATAGCTGAGCACCTCAATGAGGCGAGCCTTGACCCACGTAAGGAGTTCCTTGGGCTTCTGCTTCCGCACGACGCTGATAGGAGGATTGCCACGGCAGACCGCTTCGGCGAAAGACGTCGGCGAGACGTAGGAAGAGTCAGTCTGCGTTAAGGATGCTTGCTGTTTTTTCTGCAAGGCTTTGTAATCGTTGTTGCTCATCGTTGCGTTTGAAAATGATTTCGTCGTTCCAACATTCCCCGTTGAGATAGGTGAGAGGATGCTTGCGAAAAGCCTTGTCGGGAGTAGCCCGGACATAGGCAGGGGTAGCTTTCATGCACGCTATCTTGTCGAAGGAAGAAAGCCTGTTCCATCGGGCTTCCGCTTTCTTCCGTCCGCATTTCTTGTCGTAGGCGTTCCACCACTCCTCGAAAGAGGGGGCGGAGAGAATGGAGGGTGCAGGAGAGAACACGTCAGCCTGTATGTAGTACTTGCCGGTAATGGCATATCGTGCACCGTTGACGAAAGCATCCTGCAAGTCTTCTCTGCCGGGAGCGTACTCCTTAGCCTTAGCTGAGATTTCCTTTAGAGATTTCATAGGCACAGAGATTTAAATCCATCCGTCGGCAGATTCCAGTTCCTTCTGGCAGTAATCCAGTCCCACCTTGTCGTCGATGGCAGGAATCTCGGTGCCGTTCATCCGTGCATAGTCGAGGAAGTTGCGTATGACGGAAGATGCTTCGGCTGTGGTGAGAGCAGAGAGCGGTTTGAAGACAGGTGCGCCCCGTTTGTCTTTCTTCTCCGTATAGAACGGTACCGGGCAGACATGGAGTTGGATGTTGTGGAGAGTGTCGTAGAACGTTTCTCCATTTTTCCAAGCGAAGTAGCTGATCATAAAGTGGATATAACGCTGCTGCTTGTCGGTCTGTACGGGGTGGAACTTTCGGATTTCGATAATCTGCTTGTTCTCACGGTAGCGTTCTATATCCTTGAACACTTTAAGGTAGTCGTTGGGATGATTGAGATTGTATAGTGCCATAATGAATTAAGATAAGTTAAACGTTACTGATTTTTCGGCGAAGAAAGTAGCGACGCCAAGAGCCTGCTGAAACTCGTCAATGGCATCCGGCTTGTTGAGGTGTCTTTCGGAGCCATGTATGAGGATTATACGTCGAGCTGTTTTGTCGGCTTGGCATTGGTGCATGAAACTGATGGCATGGGAGAGGCTCATGTGAGAGAGCCTTATGCGGTCAGCTTGGCTTCGGGGTGTCTTGCCCGAAGAGACTGCCGAATCAAGAAGTCTGTCATCATAGTTGCACTCGCACATATAGACAGAACAGCCACGTATGACGTTGTCCATCGTGAAGGCATCCGTGAAGAAATAGAGAGAGCCCATTTCGGGATGGTGGATGAGGAACGAGAGACAAGGCACATCGTGAACGACGGGGACGGGAGCCACGGAGAAATCTCCAAGATGATAAGTCTCGCCGGAATTGATGGGGACCACGCCGAGGGCGGTGCTTGCCACATCATATGTAGAATAGGCAGGGATGCCAGCCCGAAGGAAGTCCTTGATATATCGGCAGTGGTCCCCATGCGAATGAGACACGATGACACCCACGCAGTCGGCGGTATGAAGCTTGGCAAAAGTCTTGACCTCCTTCAATGGTCGCCCTGCTTCGATACAGAGCTGCTGACCATCGGAGGAAGTAAGGACGTAGGAATTGCCATTGGAGTTGCTGTTCACTACGGTAAGCTTCATTGTCAATCCAGTTTAAACGGGTTCTCCTGCGGTGCTTCTTCGGCAACAGGGACAGACTCGGTGGTGTCGGTTGGCTGCTGCTGCATCTCGCCAGTCTGGGAGTCAACCACGATAACCTCTTTAGGCTGCTCAAACTCCTCGTCGCGAGTAGCCGAAGAATCCTGCATCTCGTCTTCGCCCATTGCGGAAATCATCTCAATGGATAGATAACCGTACTTGGAAAGGAGTCGGCGAAGAACCGTCTTGGTTCCCATAGAGATGAAATCGCCTTCCCATCCTACCTTTCCTGTAGAGCCGTTGACGGCTTGCGAGTTTGCGAGGTCGCATAGGTCGTCAACCGTAGGCAGCGGATTGTCGGGAGTAGCCTTGCGTTTGAAGGACGGAGAGAATTTGAGAGCATAAGCAGCCATATCCTGCAGTGACATATAGAGCGTCTTGGTGAATCCGTTGGTTGTCTCGAAGTGTGCGAAGAAGCCCTCAATCTTGTCGCTAATCTTGTCGCCTGACAAGTCAATCATGCCGGAAAGCTTGTCTTTGCTGACCAGTTCGCCCTCATATACGACATCAGCATTGATGTTGCGATACTGCCCGGTGCGCATAGCCATCTGGATGTAGCCACGGTAGCCGATAGTGAGAGTAGGAGTAGGTACCTTGCGTCGGCTGACCTTATCCCAGTTGTTGAAAACCACGATGTAGGCATATCCGAGTTGCTTGTTGAGCGGCAGTTTGAGCGTTGCCGCCTTGATAGCCTCCTGAATAACCTTGTTAGGGTCGCAAGCCTGCAGCTGCGTATCGTTGGAGAAGATTTCGACGAGAGACGTGGCGAAAGTGCCGGAGTTCTTGCCGAGGACATTCTTCAGTTGTGTCTGTACGTAGTTGCCGTTCATCTTGCTGTTGAAAGTGATGATGCTCTGCTGGGCAGGCGTGAGTTTGTTGGTCTTTGCTATTTCTAACATATAAAAAAATGAAAAATTATTTAGTTAAACAATCAATTAATCTCCATAGCTGAAAGTAAGTTCGTTGTCGTTGCTTACGTAGAGTCTGATTTGCTGACTGCCGAAAGATAGCGGCGAGAGGTTGGACTCACATTCGTCAAGAATCATAGGCACAGAGAGGTCGTAGTATTTGGCGAAGGTGTGGGCTATGTCGATGCCTGCGTTGATGCGTGCAGCTGTGTTGAGTTGGCTGTAAGGCACACCTTGATGATAGCACTCGCAGAAGGGCTTTTTCTCGCCATCGAGATTGCTCTTGAAGAGAGACCACTGCACGAAGGAGAAAAATCCGTTGACAGATTCCTCAATGATGGAGCAGGAACGTTGGTTGTATTCAGATGTGATGTCAAGCTGTGTGTCAAGCTCGTCGAGCTGCTTCTGATAGGTTTTCTTGTCGTTCTCGACCTCTTCAATCTTGTCGTTTATGCGGTCGAAAGATTCTTTCTTGGCAAGACGAGAGGAGAGAGTATTAATCTCGGCTGTGAGCGAGGACTTCTTGGCAAGGAGTTCGTTAAGCATATTCTGCTGTTCAGCACTGAGTTCAGAAGGCTTGGAGAGTTCGTCTTCAAGGCGTTTGAGTTCGGTAGCGGCTTGGGAATAGTTTTCGTTAGTCTGCAGAATCTCCTCATAGGAGCGTGGCTTTTCCTTCTCCACCTCTTTCAGCCGGGCTTCGGCATCGTTGAGAGCCTTGTGAGCCTTTGTGAGCTGCTTGGTGGTGGAAGAGCGTTCTTCGTTCAGATTGTCGAGCAAGTCCTTACACTCCTTATGTTCAGCCTTAATCTCGTCAGCCCGAGCCAAGAGAGCTTTCAGCCGTTCCGCTTTGTCAAGATTGAAACGCTGTTCAGATTCAGCTTTAAGGCGGTTGATTTCGGCGAACGGGAGAGCCTGTCCGCAATAACGACAGATGCCATCCTTGGCTTTCCACGACCACGACTCGCTGTTAATCTCTTGATACTGGGTGCCAGCTTCCTTGATGTCCTCCTTCTGCTGCTGCAGTTGTGCGTTGAGCTGAATTTCGGACTCGGTGAAGCCCTGCATCTTGGCTTTCAGCTCGTCAACGACAGACTGCGCCTGTGACTTCTCCTTACGGGCGTTGATGAGGTCGGAATCATGTTTCGTGTGTTCATCAACGGAGATATTTCTTGCGCCTTTCTCCATTTCGTCAATGCGCTTGTGCTGAAATTCGATACGCTTGCGAAGGCTATCGTTACGCACTTGATCCACCGCTCCGTTTTGGATTGCGTTAATCTGTTCGGAGATAGAATCAGCCTGTGAATTTTTCTCCTTCAATTCAGTCGAGAGACCGTCCCAATCTTCTGCTTCGGTTTGTACGGCATTGAGTTCCCGGAGACGGACGGGGATGTTGTCGAGCTGCTTCTGAATCTCGGTGCGCTTATATTTAATATGATGAAGAAACAGGTCTATGCTTTCCTTCTTGAGTGCTTCTACAACGAAGTCGTATTTCGCTGCCCCTTGCGTTATAGTCGCAATAGGAATTTCCGGGATAAGCTGCTCAAGGAATTTCCGCTGTTTGTCCCATGGAAGCTGAGCGAAGAACGTTGGAGAGCTTGCGATACGAAAGGTTATCTCCGGGCAGATGGCTTCGACAGCCTTCTTGTAGTCGCTTGCGGTGTAGATTTCTCCGTTGACGAAATACTTATAATTGTTCTTGCACTCCTTGCCTTTCCATGAATCGAGGAGGGTACGCTTGAATGTGGTGGACTCGCCATCAACGGAGACGGTGAGTTCTGCGGAGTGCTCGATTTCGGGGATGATGTTGTGGTCCTTGTCGTAGGTCTTGATGTTTAGGGCATTGCCCTTTGCGTCAGTGCCGTAGAGGACGTAGACGATGGCATTGGCGAGAGTGCTCTTGCCTATGCCGTTGCGTCCACTGATGTTTACGATGTTTCTGTCCAAGCTGTATTCTGCATTGCTGATGCCGCAGAAGTTAAGGAGCTTGATGTTTTGGAATGTTATTGTCTTCATTGCTAAAAGTATTTTCGTTGGAACTTACGGCGGAGATAGTTGGCTACATCTTCCGGGGTTTTCAAGAATCCTTCGTTGATGAGCATGGCTACTTGCTTTTCGAGTTCAAAATATTCTTTCTGTTTTTCTTCGGTGCCATATTCGTTGCGAAGCTGATGTTCGTGGCGACCAGTAATCACAAAATTAATTCCACGACCGATAATCGGCATATACTGCTTCATCTGTTGAGGTGTACTAATTTTGCTCATAGCCGAAGACAATAACTTATATGCATCGCCAGCCTCATTTCTGTACGTAAGCATTTGGTCTGAAACAAATTTCAATACCTTTACCTTAAATGTAGGGTTGAGCCACATAGCGAAATCAATGAAGAGCAGAGGGTGCATCCAAGTGCCACCGTTCTTACCTCTTGTTGCTAAATAGGGAGATTTCTCCCCATTTAAATTTTCTTCTTCACAAAGAGCCTTAATAAACTCTTGTGTTGCTTTGAGACTAAAATAGTTATCGAGGTCTTTCTTTTTATAATCCCCATTTTCTTGGGTATTTAAGTTTTCTGTACTATTCCATTGTCTTAGCAACTCTGTACCGTTGAAATATCCGTCTTTGGTACGCTGCTCAACCACGAAGTTAGCGAGCGGTCTTTTCATTATCTGATTCGTTATCATTGCTTTTTTGCTTTTTTAGTTCCTCATAATGGAGTTCGAGAGCCTTTGCTGCGCTGTATGCGAAGAGGTCGCTGTTGCGCATTGCTTGCAGGAGAAGTTTTTCCATATCCTCTTGTGGGGCGTGTAGCCAATAAGCTTCGGAGCGGTTGGCGTCGCCCATGAGGACGATAGCCCGGAAATGGTTGCCGAGGTCGGCTGCTTTGTCTGCCTTGTCGAGAATCTTCTTGACTTGCAGGAAGAAGTCTTGTCTGATGTTTTTATTCATCTGCTGTAATGGGTTTGATTAGAATGTCGTTCAGCGTCTTGCTGTAGGAAACTCTCTTTTGTTTCAGAAGGGTGTTGAGCGTTTCGGAGAGGTCTTTCTGAACGGCTGTTTTCAGTTTAGAATAAAGGACGCCGCACGGAATATGATTTTCCGGCGGCATCAGCGTTTTTATTTTCTCTATGATGTAATCCTCGTTCATAGTCTGTCGGTTGAGCCTAATCCTTTGCGCCAGCCTCTGACCCTGCCATTGACGAGACCGACTGTAGGGACGAAGGTGAAGCGTCCTTGGCAGATTCGGGATTTTTTCGGGATGATAATTTTGAAGCCCAAGAGACGTAGGAAGCGGTGTTTGAGCCGGAACTGTCCGAACTTGACTATAGCCTGCACTCCTTCTCCGTAGCCGGAATCTATCAATCCGAGTATGACATCAGCGTTGATGCGCAGAGGGGATGGAGTGGGGGAAATCCATTGTAGCCACTTGGGGTAATAGGCATAGGCTATCATGCCTTTGCCGGATTGTCCGCTGCGTGGCTGTATCTGCATGCCTATGTCGGGCGGTAGGGCTATCTTGAATCCGAGGGGAATATAGACCCTTGTGTTAGGAACTGCCTCTGTATCACTTGAAGTGAAGAGGTCGTAGGCTGCATCATGCGGATTTGCCTTGCGTGGTGTGTAGCAAGGGTCGTCGGGTTGGATGGTGATTGTGGTGATTGGAATTTTTGTCATAATTTATTTATTTTTCTCGATTATCTAAGAAGGCTTGCTGCAGTGGATAATGCACGTATAAGTTTAATGCAATTATCTTTAGTCAAAAGTATTGCCCGAGACGAACCTTCATCCAAAGGAAAACCATCAACTTCAACCAGTACGGCATCCTTCTCTTTGATGATGGTTGTAGTGCTAACGGAAATCGTACCATCATTTTCGTCTGAATCAATATCCATATAAAACGAATTGTTTGTCTCTTCAAAGTTATCGCCATAGGTATCGTAAAGAGCCTTTACTTTCAACTCCATTTCGTGCGTCTTATCGAATGATTCTTTAAGACCGCTAAATACTTTCTTCTCTTTTTCCATTTTTGTTTGTTTTATGCTTTCTGTAAATTTTACAAGTCTTGTATTCCTTTGCATTATAAAGTTAAATTCTTTTCTTCAGGAAGTCTCTTTACTTCTTTTTCGTAATATTCTAAATACATCCATCTAAAACCGTAAGCTGTTTTCTGTTTGCCTTTCAGACAACGCCTAACATTTACCTCCGACTTACCTGTATGCCTTTGAAAGTCACATGAACTTGCCCATTTCTTTACGAAACTACCATCTATGTTTAGCTGCACAATATGCTTTGCAAGCTTATTGTTCCATCCTACAGGATGCTCTCTTGTTCTTTTCAAAACATTATATGCATGAATTTGATTTTCAGAGCGTGTTGCCCATTCAAGATTATCAACGCAATTATTTGACTTATTACCATCAATATGGTTTACGTCTTTTTTGTGTAATGGGTTCGGAATGAACGCTTGTGCGACCAAACGATGAGCGTGTTCGTATCTCACAGTTCCGTCTCCTGGGTAAAGACAATAAAACAGATACCCACTCTTTTTCTTTTTTACCCTAAGACATCTTTCCCCGGTATGTCTAATTCCGTTACGCATGGGAACCATCCTTCCTAAAGACTTCACACGACCACAATCAGATATTTGGTAAATACCTTCATATCCTTCAATGTCTCTCCATTCTTCATTTCCATTCGTCATAGTTCTTTTCTATTTTTAGTCGTTCAACTTCCTTCTTGTAGAACTCAATGAGTTCTTGTAGCTCGAACAGAGACCAATTTCTGGCTTGACGATGTTTCCATTCTAACAGTTCCATCTTCTTTGGACCAAGCTTCTTTTCTAAATACTTGCCCAAGTATATCAGATGTGAGCTGTTGAATCTGTTATCATATTGGCACTCGATTGTTACGTTGTCCGGGTCAAATCTTGTCGCCATGTGAGTACGACTCCAATAATGGCTTGCGTCTCCTTTAGCGAAAGGTAGGATGCGCCTGCAAGTAGGGCATTGAAACACACCTTCATCGTTTACATCACGAAGTCTGATGTATAGCGAGAACCACCTGTCAAGCTTCTTGATGAGAGCTGATTTGCTCAGCCCTGCCTTAGCTTTTTTCTTCTCCTGCTGCTTGGCTTTGCTTTCCCAGGGTGTCTGTTTGAGAGGTGTCCTTTTGAGCGGTTTGTATCTTTTTAGAGCCATATACCTTATTATATATCTCTGCTAATCACGTTGCCGAGGTCTGCGGAGAGGTTCTTGATTTTACTGTTGAGGATATTGATTCTACGAACGTACAGTTCGAAGACACATAGTGAGCACCATGCGTTGTCTTCGAGCAGCGTGTATATTTCGTTAACCCTTTCTTGATAAGGAAGGGTTGGGTTGATTTTTATCATATTTGGATTGGGGGTTAGTTCTTCAAATAAAGAGAATCCTTCTATCTTCACAGACGGAAGGATAAAGCAAAAATGTATTACAACTACAATGAAGTATCGCTATACTTCGATTTCCATAACCTATGAATTAGAACTTAAATCTAATAATATGAAAAACTTCAATTTATATAATTGGTCATCTTATTCGAAAGTAAAGCCAGATGCTTTTTGTACGGCTTGCCCAAGGCTGCATCTGACGGGGCTTATATATGGTGATAAGAAATGTGCTACGAAAATATCTCCGCATTTCACAACGAGGAGATATGTACACTCATATACAATTAAATAACACAAAACTAATAACGAGTGGGACATCGAGGAGTTGCACCTCTAAGGTAATCATTCACATTAACATTATTAAAACACACGGCTAAAATCTGCCTGTTTATTTACTCGTTCGACACAGACAAAAAACGAACATGTCCCGAAAAGCCTGCTTGTCTTCACAGATTTGCAGGTAAAAATTCAAAATAATGATTTCAAAAGTAATAAAAAGGGGGGGAGGTGCGGCAGGGCTTGAACCTGCGTCTATGATAATTCATTATTCTGTCCATCGTGTTTCTGAACTACACACCTCTATTGGTTTCGGCTTGCAGCGTTATCTGCAATTTAAGAGCCATGCTCACCGAGGTCGTATTATGTCAAATCCTTTTATCCAATATCCAATAAGTCAAAGAGCTGCGCTGCGGAAGAGATAGTCGCCTCGGTTCTACTTCCTTATGGTTTACGCTTCCGTGATGATGGGGAGCGAAAGACTGTACCGTCCATTCAGTTGGTGGTGTGGTCGTTCTCGCTACGGAATGTCGGTCTTGAACCGTCTCCACACCTCAATAAAACCAAATCTAATCGTCTATGAAACTCTCTCTTCTATTCTCCCGAACTGAAGGGAGATAAAAAATTACGCTATGATATTATCCTATTGCCTATCGGCTTTGCTTAATCTTCTTCTATCAACAGCTCGGGGTATCTCTTGACGAGGAGTCCACCATACAGGTTCTTTGTGATTGCCCTGATGTTACGTGCGAGTTCGGTGTTCGTCCGGTATGAAAGAGCATTGTAAACCATTGCTACATGGCATTCCGCTGTCTTGGCTATTAAAGGAATTTTGCTGTTCCTTACAAGAATTTTTGGCTTATATATTATTTTATCCATAATTTTTATTATATTTGCAACGTAAATGAATATACGATATATCATCGTGTAGAATACAGGTGCAAATATACAAGATTCTGAAGATACATCCAAATATTTAGATATATATGTCTATATATTTGTATTTTATTTAATAATATTCAAAGATTTAAACATTGAGAATTATGAGTTTGGCTGATAGGATTAATGAGGTGAGAGAGTATTATAAGCTGAGTGGCAATGCTTTAGCTGTTAGGATAGACATGAAGTACACTACGATATATAACTATCTGAACGGAAAAGACCCTTCTGCGGAGTTTCTTATACGCTTAAAATCCACGTTTGTGGATATAGACATGAACTGGCTGTTTACCGGGGAAGGCTCAATGTTGTTGAGTAAGGCGGTTACACCCGACAAGTTGATAAAGGAGCTTGCGGACACAAAGACGGAGCTGCTGATACAGAAGGGTGTAACGGATAGGCTGTGCAAGATTATTGAGGAGAGACTGAGACTCGATGGGAATAAAGAAGTGTAGGGCGATTCTGCTAAAGTCCTTCCTGCAGCTTCATGTATTCTTCCTGTCGCTCTGCCATAATCTTGATTAGAGCATCCTTGACCTTTGCGAAGAATTCTTTCTGCGTGTTTCCTCTATGGATAACTACGACATTGGGAATTTTGATTTTATTGATAAAGGAAACGTTTTTTCTTGACAAAAAGACGATGCACAATTCGTATTGCGACAAGTAGAGAATGTAGCTGTTCGATTTTTTATCGTGCATTTCTTCATACTTGAAACCTCTTTTGTCAAGAAAGTGTTTTATTTTTTTGAATTTCAACTCGGCTTTCATAAAATCGAACTTTTTTTATTTTAACACAACTATATTTTACATATATATAATATATTTATTATATTAATTAAGTTAATCAACTTAATCATGAATGGGCAATGTTTGCTGAGATTTGAGCAGAATTCCCCCTTACCCGCCAAGACTGTTTTGTCTTTAGGTCGGGCAGGGGTTTTCTGCGGTCGTTATGAACGGTGTAAAGTCCCTTCGACTCTCGCTCCTCATGCCAATCAACAGCAATATTGGTGGTACAGATTTTCCGTGTTGTTACGTCCTTGCCCTGCTCTGTACATTCATTCCACAGGACCCTCTCATCGCAAGCCCAAAGAGGGTGTTTTTTTTATAGTCTTGACGAAGTTGGTGTATTGAGCCGTCGCTAAGTCTTGACTTGTCTGTCGGGTAAAACAAAAGCCCTTTGACGAGAGCAAATTTAGGTCGATTTTCGGTAGCTTCCAAGGATTGTTAAAATCGCTTTAAGAATTTAATTATATATAAATCGTAAACGATTATACGAAAATTATTTGTGTTACACCTGTGTTATCATTATCTTTGTAGGCGAAGAATAAGTTAATGGCAGTCAGAGAGATAGGTGAAATGTCTGATAATCCCAACGGAATCACTTTGTGACCCCATGCGGGTCACATCGGAACAAAACAACGTCAAAGAGGATTCTACTTCGGTAGTATCCTCTTTGTTGCTTATATACAGTTAGTTACGAGCGAGTAACTTGAAATTCAGACAGTTATTTAGAGGACGAGCGTAATGTCTAATTAACGCAGCGGATTTGAACCTGGTGCTTTGATGATGACATAACGGGACACAACGATACATAAATGTGTGACACTTTGTGTGACACTTTTCTGAAATGTGTGACACTTCTTAAAAATGTGATACACTTTCAGCCACTAAATAGCTGGAATTGGCAAGATAGCCAATTAAAAATTGTTAAACTCCCATTATTCTCATCTCCTCCACTTATTTGTCCGCTGTACTAAAACCTACTTTAACAATGAAGAAGGAATTGGTAGAGGTCGTCTTCGACCGTAGAAAAAACTCCGAGAAGAGGGGTTACGGATTTTTGGAAGTGCAAGTTTATCTTGGACGTGCCACTCGTAAATACATTATGATTGGCAAGTATTCACCCGACGACTGGCAAGCAGCAGCAGCTTCGCCCGAAACACAAGCTCTGGTAGCGAAGTGTAAGAAAATCATTGCTGCGATGGACGTTCTTGACGAAGAGCGTACCTACGACAATTTCATGTATCACTTTAATGGCGAAGAAAAGAAGCCAAAGGTGGAAGTGAAAGAGGAGAAATCCAAAGAGCCGGAGAAAAGTGAAAAGAACTTTCTCGACTTTATGGAGGAAGCTCTCGCCAATGAAGATTTGCGCGAAGGTACACGCAAGCACAAGATTTGTGCCATTGAAACCGTGCGCACATTCGGTAAACTCAATACCTATGGCGACTTGACTCCGAAGAACATCATCGCCTTTGACAACTGGCTGCATGATGGCACCCGTACCGATGTGACGTGTTACGGCTACCACAAGAAAATCCACAAGTGGGTTCGCCAACTTTATCAGATGGGCGAAATTCCACAGGATCCTTATCAAGTGGTGACGTTGAAGCGAGGCAAGTGCCGTGAACGTGAACCGCTCACCGAACTTGAACTGAAGCTCATGCGCAACTACAAGTTCGAGGGCAAACTTGCCAGGGTGCGTGACCTCTTCATCTTCGCTGCCTACACCGGTCTGTCGTTCTGCGACACACAGACCTTCGACTTCGAGAGCATGACGAAGAAGGAAGGCAAGATGTACTACATCGATGGTAGCCGTATCAAGACCGATACGAAGTTCTTCACGCCTATCCTCTCTCCTGCGATGAAGGTGCTTGAGAAGTACGACTACCAACTGCCTAAGATAAGCAACCAGAAAGCCAACGACTACCTTCATGTGATACAGATGGAGCTGCACTTCAGACAGAAGTTGACTTTCCACATGAGTCGCCACTCCTTCGCTACGATGGCATTGGCTCACGATGTACCTATAGAGAATGTGGCTCGTATGCTTGGGCACCAGGACATCAAGACCACACAGATTTATGCCAAGGTGCTGCGCACCACCATCGAGCGCCATGC